CGAAACTATAATTAGGGTCAATGCGTGGTTTATTCTCATTCATATATGGTTCACAATTATATTGGGTATGACCATCTCCGCCCGCTGCGAAACTATCACTACAATATGATTTTCCCTGGAATTTATATATACCTCTACCAAAATCGATGATTTTATATATTTTACCGTAAGTAGGCACTTTGTACAATTTGGAATTGTATTTATAATATACAAATTCTTCGGTTGTGTTTATATACATAATATTATTGGTATGAAGGTCATTGTGGGTGAAATGGAATGTTTTTTGATAAGTAATGAGAGTCATTACAATTTGAAATAAAACACTCGCACCAATCTCTTCCGTAATTTGGTTTTTCACAAATAATTCGTCTAATGTTCCGTCGCATTTTTCGAGACATATCAACTGAACAGGGAAATTATCAATATATACGAATAATTCTTCCCCTTCGCTATTTTCACTAGAATATTCTTCAGAATGTTCATTGGATTCTTCAGAATTGCTGTTGGATTCTTCCGTGTCCTCTGTTTCTTCATCATCTTCGACGTCATCTTCACTTTCTTCTTCACTACTATAATTTATTTCACTATTATTCGAAGAGGAAGAACTGCTCGACATCGTACTTACGGTAGAAACAGTATCTGCTTTTTCATATACAACTTCTTCGTCTTCATTTAAAATAGTATCTGATTCGGCTAACTCATCAAGTTCTAATTCAACCACTGAAATTTTAGAAGCGTTCGATGTCTGCGATATATTTAATTTATGTTTATTTCCGCGAGAACCAAAATTCGTATAACTTGATGTGTTATTTAAAAGCGAACAATGGAAATGACGGCCAATATTTTCATTGAAAAAATTGGATGTTTTCAAATAATCAACATCGTCAATAATATTCATTTTGTATTTGTCTTGTATTCCTAGGAAAGAACCATAGAAACCTAAACCGTGGACAAAATCATGATGTTCTGCTAATTTACTCGTTAAAAAACTGAAGAAGCAATCGATGTATGCTGTGTTGTTTTTATCCAAAATTTTAGGTAGAGTATTATCCGTAGTAGAATGTAAGGATGGTAAAGCACGTATTTTATCATCTTGAATATTATATTTTCCAATCATATAGCGGATAGGGTCAAGGAGAGGACCACATTTTATAAAAACTGGTTTATTATCGATGGTATTGGTTTCTAGATCAACCACTGTATTTAAATTATAAAAATGATATTTGTTGTTCAAAGCAATTTTATTATAATTGTTCTCGTTTAATTCGAAAAAATCATTATAAATGGGGTTATAGTTTTGTAATTGTTTGATATTGAAAACATTGTAATTATTATCATAATCTTCTAAAGAATGTTCAAAAGATTCAACTAAAGGGTTTAATTCTAAATTGTTGATTTTAGAATAGTGAATTTTGAATTTAGAAGCTTGTTCAGTCATGAAGTCTGTATATTGTAATTTTAATATTTAAATATGGAATTTTGAACTTATTCGTTATTCTATATAAAAAAAAATATACAGATGTTATAAACATGACTTTAGAGTTAAAAAAATTCGATATGAAAAGTATTACATTCAAACCCGATGAAAATAAGGGGCCAGTTATTGTAATGATTGGACGTCGTGATACTGGTAAATCGTTTTTAGTGCGTGATTTGTTATTTTATCATCAAGATGTTCCTATCGGAACAGTTATATCTGGAACTGAAGCAGGAAACGGGTTTTATGCCGCTCATGTTCCTAAACTATTTATTCATGAAGAATATAATTCTGTTTTAATTGAGAACATTTTAAGACGACAAAAAGCAGTATTAAAACAAGTAAATAAAGAAATAGAAAGCTTTAGAAGAACCACCATCGACCCTCGCGCATTTGTTATTTTAGATGATTGTTTATATGACCAAACATGGACTAAAGATAAGTTGATGCGTTTACTCTTTATGAATGGTAGACATTGGAAGATAATGTTGATCATTACTATGCAGTACCCATTAGGTATTCCACCCAATCTTCGCACCAATATAGATTACGTTTTTATATTGAGAGAGCCAACATTTGGTAATAGAAAGCGTATTTGGGAGAATTATGCGAGTATGTTTCCTACATTGGAGTCATTTTGTTCAGTCATGGACCAAACCACTGAAAATTATGAATGCTTAGTTATCAATAACAATGCGAAATCCAATAAATTACACGACCAAATTTTCTGGTATAGAGCAGAAAAGCATCCAGACTTCAAATTGGGTTCAAAAGAATTCTGGGAAATATCAAAAAGTATGGGTTCAGATGATGAAGATGACGCATATGACCCTAGTAAATCGAAAAAGAAGTCTGCACAACCTATTAATGTAAAGAAATCAAAATGGTAAATAAATTTATTATAACAATAAATTTATTCAATCTTCCCAGCCACTTATTCGGTATCTAAACTTTCGTTAGAATCCACACGATGAACACCAATAATGGTTTGTATAGGGTGAAATACATCAATATTTAAATTATTAATTCGGTCAATAATATCTTGTTCTCTTTCTTCACTTTCATATGTATCATTGCTATCATCACTCTCATTTGTATTATCATCTGTCGTATTATCATCTATATTGTTATAGATTACTACTACATTTTCATTACTTGGATTATTTTCGCGTATATTTTCAACTTCTTCCTCTTCTTCTTCAGTATCTTCTTCTTCATCCTCACTAAACTCATCATTATCATCAACGTATGTATGATTATTCATAAAATCATCTTCCTCTTCATTTTTATATGCTATGAATTCAGTATTAAATTTAACAGTGTATTCTCTAGTAAAATCTAAATTTACTTTTTTAACCATTTTTTTCCTACCAAAATTTCGATTGAATTCAACAAATCGTTTTAGCTTTGTATCCAATAAACGAGTATAAGCATGTTTTTTATTTGTTTCAGTCGTATATTGTGCGTGTAAATATAAATTTAAATAAGGTTTCATTGTTCTTACTAAAATATCAGTGGGGAAATCTTTATGTATTTTCATATTTTTAGTGCATCTGTTCATCTTCAACATTGTAATACAATTTATCCGCAATTTTTCTTTTGTGGATACATCTAAATGTTTTTTAATAGCATATTCACGGATATTATCTTCATTTTCCAATTTATATTTGGTCAAATTGAAATTCGTTAAAAAATAATTGCGAAACATCGTAGGAATAATAATGTATTGGGATAACATAAAAAAATAAATATTATATAAATCCGATTTGTTGAATGGAATATTGTTATACGGATTTTTACAGACTTTTGGTTCAGCGAAAAAATAATGAGTGTTTCCTAAGGCCTCATTCAATAAATTAACTAAATCGCTTGTGGTAAATAAATATTTTTTATTGTTTTGAAAGATAATCATTACGTTTTTATCCGTTTCACTAATAGGGTTCAAACAAATATCGTGTTTGACGTGTATTTCCGCTTTTCTAATTTTATAATTTCTAAACAATCGAGTGATTACATAATAATGGCGTTGAATTTTTCCAAAAATATCTAAAAAATCCGCTTTGTTTTCATCCGATAAAAATATATTATTATAAACACTTGCTAAATAAGAAAATTTAGTTTTATAATTAAAATCTTCCTTATTGGTTATTAAATTCGAAAATAAATTTTTAATCGTATTGCTGTATATAGTTGCGTTATTTAAATTTTTATAATAATCTATACAATGTTGAATATTTGCGAATTCGTCATAGATTGGAAATGCGAATTTCAATACAAATTGTATAATTAATTTAAATAGATTCATTAAATATATAAACATTTATAATTTTATATATTTTTATATAATTATATTTTGATTTTTACTTATTTATGCGTTTAATGATTTGAGTAAGAGATAGCTTCTTGTTCTTCTTCTTGACCTTTGTCTTGCTGTTCGCGTTCAATAGCAGTTTTAAGTAGTAATTCGTTGTGTAATTTCATACTTTCAGGCTCAGCGACCTCACGCTCTTCAAAATCAACTGTATCTTTCACGCCAATTAAATTGCCTTCTTCATCCATGGTTTGGGTTAATACATTACCTGATTTTTCTGCTAATTTGATATTTTCTTCAATTGCCTTTTTCTTGGTCTCCTTAATACGTTTTTCAAATTCCTGCTTGGCTTTTTCTTCATTCTTTAACTTTTCTTGATGTAATTGATTCAATTCTTCTTCCATGAATTCAACACGACCTGTTTTATAAGCATCAGGATCCCAAGGCATCCACATACCAACAGGGCCGACTAATATATCATGATTAGGATCGAATTCACGTAGCTTTTTGCATCTCAATTCAGCCTCTTCTTGGGTTGGGAAAACACCACGAACTTTTAAACCGCGCACAGATGTTTGAAATGAGTGTTCGCGATTGAAACGATCATTCAATTTGTCTTCTTGTTTGTCTAGGAATGTTTTATAATCATCTATGGTTGAGTTTTCCTTCAAACGGGCTTCTTCCTCTTTTGAGAAATCATTTAGGTCATTTAATACCGATTCAATATTTAAACTATATTTGTATGAAATAAAATGAAGAAAATCGTTGAATTTAGTCATAGATTTAGTAAAATCCCATTGTCTAACAAATTCATCAAATAAATAAACTTCGCGCTTTTTCAATATCTTTTCTGGAGAAATAAAAGACATACAAACAAATTTTTGGCCAGCGATTGGTTGGTCTTCATCACATAAATCAATATATTTAGGATTAGGTTGACCGTTTTCTAATATTTTTCTTTCGAACCCCGACATATTTATATAAATAGAACAAATTTAACGTTTAAGTGTTTTCAACAATATATTATTTTATTTAGGATAATTTTTTTGTTTTTCTATTATATAAACGTTTCAATGAACGGCTTACTAGACTTTTCAGAGATTGTAAAGAGAATCATCAAATACTTGGTATTAGGTTTGTGCATTGCTATTGTCGCAATTGTTATCCCAAAAAAATCATTAAATGTTGAAGAAATCCTTATTTTAGCACTTTCCGCAGCTGCTACTTTCAGTATTTTAGATACATTTTTACCATCCGTAGGAGATAGTGCTAAAATGGGTATTGGTCTATCCGTAGGCAGTGCTTTAGGCGGAGGTATCCGAACTCTAGCAATGTAAGGTAGGGAAACCAAGGTTTCCCCTACGACCCCTTCCTTGGTAAGGACATATTAATGTTCTGACTTTACTATTTAAAATATAATTTATTATAGCTATAATAAATTATTAGGAATATTTTATTGAATTTATTGGGTATAAAAAATGACTACTATACAATATAGTTGACTACATGTATAAACATATAATTGGACTCTCTTTGATTGATATCAGCAGGCCCTACCTACGAAAACAGTTATTACTAACACTTAATCCAATTGAATATATGTACCTGAATACATTTTTGATAAATACTTTGTTGATTATGTATTTTTCCTATATTTTTGTAAATCAAAAACACATGATAGACACTGCTTTGATACAGTATAAAACATTATCTATGAAACAATTATCGACGATTACACTGTCTAGTATTTCCACTGTAGCGTCAACCGTTATGTTATTGGATTTGGATAAAAAATATAATACTCCTGCTGTGAATAATATTATAATGAAATCATCATCTATTGTTCTCGTATTTTTCATTGGATATTTTTTTTTCCAAGAAACATATTCGATAAAACAAATACTAGGAATTATAACTATGGTTAGTGGCTTCTGTGTAATAATATACTAGATTCCTCGAAAAAGGAAGGGGTCGTAGGGGAAACCAAGGTTTCCCTAGACGGATGGAAAAAATACCCAATCCAAATCCTTACAAACCTTCTTCCAAATCATATCTTGTTCTAATTGTTTTTCACGGTCTTTCATCATAGGAATATATGGTAAATATTGTGTTTGGTCTAATAATACACACAATTGATGTAGAGTATAAGTATAATTAAAAAAGTTGGTGCGATTGGCTGGACAATGCGTCGCCCACGGTTTCTGTATTTCAATAAATAATACACATAAGGTTTCGTGTAATTCTTCATTCATAATAGGCGGTTTAATACCAAAAATAGAATTAATATATTGAATATGCTCAAAATATTTATTAAAACCCAATTTTCGTAAAATATCACGCATTTTATCGTAATTTATAGTAGACATATCTTTAATACGCTCTTTCTTAATACGCGCCCGAATCGCCTCAATGACTTCGTCAGGAATTTGTGTCGTTTCTTTCGCTTGAAATTGCGACAAGATTTCTTTGAAATGATTGAGACGAATATAAGCGGTATACGATACTTCATTTGGTGGTTCTTTATTCGTAGGTTTTGAACTATCAATAATATAGGTAATGAATTTACCACATTCTCCGTTATTACATATTAAAATCCCCTCTTCATCTTGTGGTATAAGTTCTCCTCGATTACATTCCAAACATATATCGGAAGAAACCACATAATCTTGAATATTGATAATTTCGTTATTTACATTCCGCCAATAATTTTGGTATGTTTTTTTGGATTGATTATACTTACTACTATTTAGATTGGAACTGTCTTCAGAATTCGCTTTGATTTTAAAAAATGAATTCAAAATTTTCACATTTTGATTATTATCCCCCGAAGAAATCTTTTTCTTTTCCTCAAAATAATTGAAAATATATTTTGAATTATCTAATAAATAATTTTTCTTCTCTTGTTTCAATTCTTTGATTTGTTTTTTTATCAGAAGAATCTTGTCTCGAATTTCCATATAAGCATCGATTTCGTGATCTTGTAAAGTAGGTATTACCGATTTCAATTTGTCTTTTTCAAGTTTCAAATTGGGTATGATCTCAGTTTCTATCTCGTGAAAATAATTCAACATTTCGGTATGTTTTTCATCAATCGTAGAAGATTGTTTAGATGGAGGTTTTTTTGAAATATTTTGGTTCATTTAATAGTTATAAATACTAATTTTTATATATTATTTTTGAAGAATATATAAAACCCGAAAATATTTTGGTAAAACGAGAAAATCGTAAAAATCGTTAATTTCGTATATAAAACTATTATATACGAAAAATGTCCAATGAAACGATTACAGCCAAAATACCTTTAGAAAATATGAAAAATATTCAAATGAACAGAAAACAGTTTCAAAAAATGATGTTTATTACAAATGCTCTAGAGGAAGGATGGAGTGTAAAAAAACGAAACGACAAATATATTTTTACCAAGAAACACGAGAACCAACGCAAAATTTTTCAAGAGACTTATCTAGAAGAATTTATCATTCAACACTCACAACAACCCGCTAGTTGTACAGTAAATCACTAATAAAATAAATAAGGATTTGTATAACTGTTTACACCATAATAAGAACCAGGGGTTTGAATATATGTATTATATACATTCGTTGGCCGTTGATTTTGTAAAATGCTTTGATAGTATAACGCATTGTTTCTGATAGACAAATCATTCAACTCCGCATATTCGTTCAATAGTCCGTTGATACGATAATTACTATTGATGATAGGCACGCTCAAATAAGGAAAACCATATCCTCCATAATATCCACCATATCCATTATAACCATTATAATAACCGCGTAATAACATACTATTATATATTATATTTATATTATATAGAATACTAAAAAAATCAAGTGTAATTACACTTTCCTTATTCGTAAATTGAATACTAAAAAAAATATATAAAATTTATAATGAATAATAATTATGTTCTCGGGATTGTTTCAAACATCCTATAAAAAAATAAATTTTGAAGATTTACAATATGCGATTAAAAATACAAACCAATATATTTTAATAAATACATTACCATCCAATGAACAAGATTGTTTAATTAAATCTACCACACCATATGAAGAAGAGGAGCGTGCTATTAATGAATTATTGAATAATTATGATTATAACAATAAAAAAATAATTATTTATGGTAAAAATTCGAATGATGAAACTGCTGAAAAGAAATATTCACAACTGAGAACATTGGGATTTAGTGAAATATATTTATACGCAGGTGGTCTTTTTGAATGGATGCTTCTACAAGATATTTATGGAAATACCGAATTTCCAACCACGAAAAAAGTATTAGATATTTTGAAATTTAAGGCAAATAGAAAAATATAATAACTATATATATTGTAAGTGTAATACATGGAACTAGTTTCACAAATAATAGATTATGTAAAAAAAAATAAAATAGAAATTATCATCGTATTGGCTGTAATCATCTTTTTTATTATCATGTATAAATTTAGATATATAATTGAGAGATTACAAAATAAAAATACGATAGAAATCGTCGTTTCTAGATATAATGAAGAATTGAAATGGTTAAATGAAGAACCTTTTTCAAAATATCCAGTCATTTGTTATAACAAAGGAGTAAACGAAAATTATAAAATTAAAAATATGAAAAAATCGGTCAAACTAGCAAATGTTGGACGCGAATCACATACCTATTTATATCATATTATTAACAATTATGATAATTTGGCGGATATAACAATCTTCTTACCTGGATCGGCAGATTCTAAAGAATATAATAAACAAATACGCTCTATATTATTAGCCAGAGAATGTGAAAAATCGAATACATCAGTGATTATTGGGGTAAAACATAATAGTGTAAAAAAAGAATTGTATAATTTTGCGATGAATAATTATAAATCAACCACACCTGAAAATCGTAAAATAAACTCAGAAACGATTTTGGATTTGAGTAAAATACGACCTTATGGTAAATGGTTTGATAATAAATTCCCAGAGATTGATATTGAATATATTCCTTATTCGGGCATTATAGCTATTTCCAAAGAACATATTTTACAACATCCAAGGAGTTATTATGAACGTTTAATGGATGAGTTATCTTATTCATCCAATCCAGAAGTAGGACATTATTTTGAAAGAAGTTGGGTTGCTGTATTTCACCCACTAACTAATGCTACATTTATAGATGCGTCTTCATTATTTTAGATTATATATACTATCATTAATCATTTTTTTAGAACGATTGTGTATGAATTCCACGTGTTCCGAATGTATAAATGAATCGTTATTTGTATGATATATGAAAAATGGATATTTATACGTGTAGGTTATGAATTCTTTATATAAATATATATCCGCATTGTGTGATATATTTACATCTAATTTATATTTATTTTCTATAAATATATGTTTCATGAATTTTTTCGCAGCGTTTTTATGTATAATGTATGCGCCAGTTGAATGGAAATTCTCTTTATTCAACGTATATGTTTCATTGGGTATTTTATCTTTAATAATATAACATAATTGAATGATTTCCCAATCTTTTGGAGCATTTTGAATAATGTTCTCTATCGTAGTATTCCACTTCGGTTTATATTCTAACGTCATATCATCTTCTAATACCAGAGCAATATCATAATTACTTTCTGAAAATTTGCGAATCGTATGTAGATGCGATAATAAACATGCGTATTCCAAATCATTGGATGACGTATTTGTTTGATAGATATCATTTTTGATAATGCGTTTTATGTCTTGGTCTTTACCATCTACCGCTTGTATACGCTGAATATTACTGTTATTGAAAATCGTATCGGTAAACATTTTCTCCATTTTGGTTTTACGTTCTTTTGCTCTATCTAAATTAATCCAGTATACCACATCTATACCTTTCAAATAATTCGAGGATTTCTTAGTATAAAAATAATAGAATATAGATAAAAGAACAATAACAATGAAAATATAGAATAATAACATAATCTATGATTCGATATAAAAAATTGAATCTATACTCTTTTATAATTTTACCAGCAATTATTAATAAACATGTCTTTTCCTAAAATCATTTCTATTGAAGGCAATATTGGTGCTGGTAAAACAACTATTCTTAAAAATTTAGAAACGTATTATAGTGATAATCCAAATGTAGTATTTCTTCGTGAACCTGTAGATGTATGGGAAACAATTACCGATAAAAATGGCGAAAACATATTAGCAAAATTTTACGCAGACCCTGCGAAATATTCATTTTCATTTCAAGTGATGGCTTTTGTAACACGTTTATCTATGTTGCGAAAAGTAATTGATACAAATCCTGATTGTGAATTAATTATATGTGAACGTTCACTCGAAGCCGACCGACATATATTTGCGAAAATGTTATATGACGATGGATTAATTGACGAAATAAATTATAAAATATATTTACATTTCTATAATGAATATCATAATGATTTTATTCTAGATGGAATTATTTATATACAAACCGACCCTACGATATGTGATGAACGTATTAAAATGCGCAGTCGTAATGGTGAATCGGGTATACAATTAGATTATTTGAAAAAATGTCGTCAATATCACGAAGACTGGTTAATGGAGATAGAAAATATATTAATTATTAATGCGGACGAAAATGTAAAATACGACAAGGAAGATAATAATGATAAGGGAAATAAATGGATAGATATGATAATAGAATATATAAATGATTTGTTAAATAACGAAGATACAATAGTCAAATACAGCGACGATGAAGACGATGGTGAATTTAATTGGTTAGGATTGTTAATCAAAACTATATATAAAAAAATGACTACTTTCAATTCTTAACAAATTACAATGTGAACAATATCACATTGTAATTATTCTCTGCTATTAATTAAACTTAACTATAATTTTAACATCTTCTTTCTTAATACATTTACAGGCGGAGATTGATAATTCTTCTCTTTTTTTACGTGTTTTTGAATTATCCACCTCAGGTTGATTATCGGGTGATTGTTTCTTCTTAGATGTGCTATTGCGATGGTTCATATCATTTTCAATGGATTGATAATTCGTTTCAATGTAATGAATGATATTGTTTTCAATTGCCCATTTAAAAAAATTCAATTGTCCAATTGTAGTTTCCATATATTTTTCATTATCATAGGGAATAGAAATACGTTCCCATCGACAAAAAGGGTCAAAACGTCTCTTACTATATGCTTTTAATTTCAATTTGTAATCGTTATAGACTTTAAATCTCATTGATTCGTCATGTTTTGTTTTTAATTCATACACAGTATAATATTTTTTGGCGAAATTTGTAACAAACCAATCCACTAATCTGAGTGATATATTGGATTCACCGTTTATAATAGACATCATTTTAAGAAGGTTCTCTCTTTCATTATAAAAATCCATTAAATTCTTCATCAATAAATCATTCTGAGTATATAAATTTGATGCGCAATATAAAGACATTTTTATATGATTCGTAAGAGAACTTAACATCATTTTTTTATACTGTTTTTTCATAAAATACATCAGAAAATTGAATTACTATTTTTTAAATGTACTAAGATTATCCAAACAACACTCAACTATCAAAAATGGAATTTCAATCCGCAACTGTATTATCAAATAATGTAGAAAATGTATATAGTATTCGTTCCACTACTTTCACCCGTTATTTACATTTACTATTAGATAAGTGTGAAAACGAAAAACTACAAGAAGGATTAAACAAATTTTGTGAAAAATATAAAATAGAAAACAAACAAGATATTTCAACCTTAATGACTATCATAAAAACCATTGATGAACATCACAAACGTTTCAATCTTCCTAATGGTGAAATCATCGGTAATTTATTATTCTTTATTATTTATTATATGAAACAAGAAACTTCTTTATTCGCATACATGAACAGAAATTTATTATTAATGAAATTAGCGTGTAATTTATCAGGTTATATTGATAATGGTCGTCCAATTGATACGCAAGTCGATAATATTATGAGAAGTTTTGATAGAATTGGCGCATTAATGGAATTGAATAAACATATTGAAAATATAACGAAAACAATGGATGATGATACTATTTATCGATTGGACGCAAATATCATTGATAAATATGATTATGATTACTTAGATTTTAAACTTATACAATAAATATATAAAAGGGAAAAATAGTCGATTGAATAAATCGGCTATTTTTTCACGTATTTACAATTTTGGAATTTATAATCACAACTACATATATGGTGTAATTACAGATATTTTATTTAGTGTTTGCGAATATGTAGTTGAAATATATAATGGCTGAACGTGGTTTCAATGAATTTGGTAAAAACCATCACAATGAATTTTATGCGGATTTACAAACGGTACAGGTTCAAATGAATGGAAATGTTCGATTGAGTTTATATTCAAATGCTGAAGGAACTGTCTATGCGAATGATACCGCAGGCAACCCTATCAATAATCGTTTATTGAAATATACTATGTATACGAACCCTTATTTTCATAAATTTGATGGGAATATTCCAGGTGCGCTTAGTATATATTTTTTGGATGGAACTATGTATAAAAAGGTGGATACAGAAGACCCCGTAAATCCTGTTTGTTGGTATTCTTTTTTGGATTTAGTTCCACTCGCGGTGAAACCTTTAACTTGAAGCCCTACATCTTCATTATACCGAATAAAAAGAAAAATGATACAAATAAGATAACCCAGTCAGATTTAATATTTTTATTGAAAAATATAAAGATTATTCTCTATTTATATAGATGAATTCACAAGAAGAAGAAATATTATTACTTAAACAAAAAATTTGCGAGTTAGAAGAAAAATTAAAAAAATATACAAATGGTAATAATCATAAAAATTATTATGAAAAAAATAAAAATGTTGTAATGGAAAAAGCAAATGAATATAAAAAAAAATTAAAAGAAACTAACCCGGATAAAATAAAAGAATACGCACATAAAGCATATTTAAAAAGAAAAGAAAAATTAAAAAAAATCAAAGAAGAAGAACAAAATAATTCAGCTCAAGATATTTAGGATGTTTTATATAATTTTGCGTAAAATGATATAAAATAATATCACTATATATTATATAAAAATGACGAATTGTTTGGCTATAGATAGGAACTCTAATCAATGCAGGAATTATGGTTGTAATGAAAGCAGATTTTGTAAATTCCATCAATATATGAATGATTACACTGATGAAATGTTGGCGAACTTGACGATTTGTAGCGGTTGTAAGAAATCGTATTATTTGGAAAATGGTAGAAAAATATGTAATGGATGTAAAGAACGCAGTAAATCAAATGTCGAAAAAAGAAAAGAAACAGTTGTTTTATGCGGTAAAGACGGTTGTAAATTCAAACGGTCTGAGGAAAATAAATATTGTAATAAACATCAAATTTGTATATTGGAAGATGAAACAAAAGCAATGAATAAGAAACTTTGTGTTAACTATATTCGCGGTTGCCGAACGCAATTAGAATTGGATTATACATTTAGTAGATGTTCGGATTGTTTAGAAAAGGACAGGAAAAAAGACAATGAACGACGCCAAAATGCGAAATTACTGAATGCGACGACCATTGTAGAAAATACTCAATCTAAATATTGTAATACTTGTTGTAAAGAATATTTGCTTGAATTTTTTATTGGTGAAAAAGGGAATGAAACCAAAACGTGTAAAGCGTGTAGGGATGATAATAAAATTCAAGACCTGCGTCGTGATAAAGAACACCGGAATGAATTGGCTAGAACAAATATTTATGAAAAATACAATAGATATATAAAGTCGTGTAATGAAAGATGTTTAGATTTTAGAATAACATACGATGAATTCATAAACATAGTAAATAACGAATGTTGTTATTGTGGTTATGTAAATTCTGATTTTGTAAATGGTATTGACCGAAAAAATTCGTCAATCGGTTATATATTAGATAATTGTATAGCGTGTTGTAAAATGTGTAATTATATGAAAGGTTCATTAAGCATTGATGTGTTTATCAAACGCGCGGAACATATATTATCATATCAAAATAGAATACATGGAAATTTATATCCTGAATGTTTCTCTAATCATAAATGTATGCCTTATTATAGATATAAATCTCGTGCGGTAGAAAAGCAAATAGATTTTTCAATTACACAAGAAGATTACGATAATATTATTCAAAATGACTGTTTTTTATGTGGAAAACAAAGTGATGAAAACAATATAAATGGTATAGATAGGATGGATAGCAAAAAGGGATATGTGTTGGATAACATAAATACTTGTTGTGGCGAATGTAATTATATGAAAAATATATGGGATTATGATGAATTTATAAATAAATTAGTAGCAATATATGAAAAAAATAAAGATAAAATAAATAATGAAGAAAATAAAGATTTTGAATTAGTAAATAATATTATTCCAAGAAATAAACCAAAAAAATCAATAGAAGAAATTAAGGAAGCAAATAGAATTTATAAACAACGGCAACGTGAAAAACTTAAAGAAAAATACGGTGAAGAAGAATATAAAAAAATTCGTGCGAAAGAAATAGCTTCATATAGAGCATGAATTATTATTTCTAGTTTTTAATTGATATGTATATGAATTATACAAATCAATGATTTTTATAAATTTAGGTTAGAATTAGTATTTTAAAATGTTGGTCAGATTAATTACTATAAGCGATACCCGCCATTCCCGACATCACTCTTAATACATTATAATTGACGGCGTAGACTCTTACCTTAGCAGTAGCAGTGCCGGCAACAGCACCAGATGATAAAACAAGTTGTAAAACTGCGTTATCAATTCTGGAGAAGTTGCATGAGCCTGATGGTTGATGGTCTTCTGGGCGAAGAGCGAATGAGTATACGTTGATACCAGCATCAGGAGCACGGGTGTGGTGTTGGAATGGTTGAACAACATCGAAGTATGAGCCTTCACGTTCAGAGAAACGATCTTGGCCGTTAAGTTGTAACTTAGCAGTTACAACTGGGTTCTCACCCCAGCAGTGCATGTCCAAAGCAGTCTCTGCTAGAACGAATGTACCAGCATCGGATAATCCTGATGCGGATAAAGCACCTCCTTGGGCAATGAATGGTTCGTAAGCGGATGTTCCAACCCAATCAGCAGTTGCGGATTGGCCTTGAATATCAGTAGCACCAGGCATTTGGAATAATCCAGAAGCGTTGATGAAAGCAGTTGAACCAGATGTCTCTGCTGGACCACCGAATGCGTGGATAGCATTTGGTAAAGCATCAATAGCATCAGTGTAGTTGAATGGTTGAGCACCTAATGTCTTGAATAAGACGTTTCCGCCTTCAAGGGATGCGCAGTAATCAACGTTGGCATCAGGTTGAACAACCCATACTAATTCCTTACATGGGTGGTTGAAGTTCAACTTAATCTTGTTGGATGATGAGCCGACTGATTCATCACCAGTGAATTGAAGTTGTTCAATCAAGTATTCGTGTGGGTTTTGTGCCATCTTTCTGCGTTCATCAGTATCAAGGAAAATATAGTCAACGTATAGGGAAGCAGCAACCAATGATTGTTGGTAAGCAGCAGATACAGAGTTTGTTCCTGATTGAGCAGTTAGACTCTTAACAGCCCATAAGCACTCACCAATTGGACGGAAGTCAATGTTGATTTTAACTTCGTGGTATTGAAGAGCAATTAATGGTAATGCTAAGCCAGGGTTGCGGCAGAACCAGAATTGAAGAGGAACGTATAAGGTGGTTTCTGGAAGAGCATTGCGAGGAGCACATACTTGGGATGGGCCACCAGCAGATGCGCATGGACCAGCAACAGCGGCGAAGGCTGGGTCAGTGATGTATGTTAATTGGGTGGTGTTACCAATCATCTTGAAGTAACCTCTTTGTTGTTCAGATGAAAGGGTAAGTTGGTTCCAGATGTGCATCCAATCACCGTATTGACGGTCGATTCTTTGGCCACCAATTTCAACTTCAACTTGGGCAACTAATTGCTCACCAATGTAGTCCAACCAACGGGCATAGACACCATCAGTTCCGGTGGTCTTCATGTCTTGGTTGATTTCAGGTAAAGTGACTTGTAAGTATGTTCTGTATGCTAGATCACCGTTTCTGGAGATTGTGCATGTAACACGACGACCAAAGTCAGCTTGGCCTGAGAAGGTTTGTTCAATGGACTCCATTGCGAAGTTTGTATGGCGTCTGTATGACACCTTCCAGAAAGTGATTTCTGGTGTTCCAGTAAGGAAAACGTCTTGTGCGCCGTAGGCGACTAATTGCATCAAAGCTCCACCCATTTTTATATATACTTCTCAAAGAAAATAATTTCTGTTGAAATTGCTAAATAAATTTTATTACTATTTTTTTCATTGAAATACCTACATAAAATAATTTTAATTTTTATTAAATTTATTTTATTATACTAATTTGTGTATAAAAACAATTCATAATAATTTTACATTTTGTTGATGTATGTAGAGAGCAAAATCACCATATTTTCGAATACGTATAATTATTTAGGAAAATCGGTCATTTCAGAACACATACTACTTTTTATTAAAAAAATCAAATTTCACACCATTTACCGTGTGGTTTACAATATGTATACAAATATTTACAGTAAACGATACCGATTTACCTATGATATATCCTATTACCCACTCTATATCTGAGCAATATTGTTCATTATCCTTTATTTTTTTGTTCATCTTATACAAATATATAAAATATGATTATTATAATTTACACAAATAAAATACGCGTCAAATAAAAAATTGAATGTAAATAAAGAATATATAATATAATCAATACATAATACAATGGACTTAACACAAAGCAAATTATCACGTGAAGAATGGGAAAGTATTGAAACCCCTATTTCGAATGACGAGAAAAAAATATTGAAAATGATTATTGATGGATTTGAAGACGTTAATATTCGTTCTAATGACCATTTAACGATGTTCTCGTTTGTTAAAATCGAAATAACCCCTGAAACTGAATTATTCTTATTTCAAAAATATTTCAGTGAAGATATCAAACATATTGTTCAAAAATATACAGAACCGAATACTCTTGAATTATTCAAAACCAATGGTGCTCAAATCAAAAAATTAAAAAGTGCGGATAATATCCGTATTCAAAACCTGGAAAATAATATTACACAAAACAAACAAAATATATTCGAATTCTTACTCATCGATTTATGTAAAGAACTATTAAAATGTTTTAAAAAACAACAAAGTAATTATGCGTTCTATTTATACACTCTTTTACAATTAAAAAAAACCAATATCCGCAATATCAATAAATACGTAGGTGAATTCGTCAATCAAGTCATTGAGTTCGCCTCTAAACAAACGAAAATCAGTAATATCATAAAAAACGCATACGAATTTATTGAAAAAAACAATTATTTATTCTCTTATGAAGATTTGACTTTATTCCCTCACCAAAAACAATTATTCACCACCTGTAAACAATCCCCTGAAATTCCTAAATTAATCTTATATACCGCACCTACTGGAACTGGAAAAACACTTTCGCCTATTGGCTTATCAAACCAATATCGCATTATATTTGTATGCGTAGCAAGACATATTGGTCTAGCGCTAGCGAAATCCGCGATTTCAATGGAAAAGAAAGTTGCGTTTGCCTTTGGATGTGAAACTGCGAGTGATATTCGTTTACATTATTTTGCGGCAGTAAATTATGTGAAACATAATCGTTCAGGTGCGATTGCGAAAGTAGACAACAGCGAAGGTTCCAAAGTCGAAATAATGATTTGTGATGTTCAATCTTATTTGACTGCTATGTATTATATGTTAGCGTTTAATCAGGCAGACAATATCATAACCTATTGGGATGAACCAACCATTACAATGGATTATGAAAAACATACATTACACGAAACCATACATCGTAATTGGTGTGAAAATAAAATACCAAAGATGGTTTTATCTTGTGCTACATTACCCAAAGAAGATGAAATTATGGATGTTATTGCGGATTTCCGTTGTCGTTTCAATGACGCAGAAATTCATACGATAAATAGTTATGACTGTAAAAAATCAATTCCAATATTAAATAAAGATGGTTATTGCATATTACCTCATATGTTATACGCGGAATATTCCAAACTAATAGAATGCGTTGATTATTGTATGAAGAATAAAACGTTATTACGATATTTCGACCTGAGTGAAATCATTCGTTTCATCGATTATATAAATGAAACTGGAAATATTCCAGAAAAATATTCGATGGACCTATATTTTACAGGAATTAGTGATATAACGATGGATTCATTAAAAAATTATTATTTATTACTATTGAAACAAATTCCAGAAGATAAATGGGACAACATACATTTATATATAACGACAACTCAAAAACGAAAATATAAAGAAAAGTCAAATATAAAAAAATCAACGAGTGTGGATGCGAATAAAACAGCATCGACCACCGTGTTAACCAGAACATTAAGCACCGCCAATGAATTAACAACCAAATCATCCGCAACCAGTGGTATTTTATTGACTACTGCCGACGCACATACATTGACCGATGGTCCAACTATATTCTTAACAGAAGATGTGAAAAAAATTGGTAATTTCTATATACAACAATCCAATATTTCAACCACCGTATTCCAAACCATTATTGCGAAAATAAGTAAAAACAATGAAATCGCCGAAAAAATAGAAAATTTGGAGAGTTATATTCGTGAAGAACAAAGTAAAACATTTAATTCTGATAGTAAAACACACAAATCAAGTGGATTGATTGATAAATCTAGCTCAAATAAAGATACAAATGCGGGTACATCAGAAAGTGATAGATTAACGAACAATACCCAAAAAATGATGGATGAAATTAACCGTTTACGCAGAGAAATACGCACAATAACATTAGACCCAATATATGTTCCAAATTCCAAACCGCATCAACAAATATGGACACCTACTGGAGACATATATGAAAACGCGTTTTTGGCGAATATTGATGATGATACTACGAAAATGATAATGTCGTTAGATATAGACAATAATTTAAAAGTATTATTGTTATTGGGAATAGGTATATTTATGGAAAAACCAAATATTCATTATATGGAAATTATGAAACGTTTGGCCGATGCCCAACGATTATTTATCATTATTGCGTCAAGTGATTATATCTATGGAACGAATTATCAATTCAGCCACGGGTTTATAGGTAAAGATTTAATGAATATGACCCAACAAAAAACATTACAAGCAATGGGACGTATTGGTAGAAATAAAATTCAACAAGATTATACGGTTCGGTTCAGAGACGATGATATGATAATGAAACTTTTCAAAGAACCTCAACATAATATAGAAGCAATCAATATGTCGGCGTTATTTTCATCATAAACAGATTGTATTTACAATCTGTATTTTTTTATTTATATTTTGTACTTTGCTCGAGATAAGCTTTAATCCGTTTAGTATTTTCTAACCAATAATTTATATGTTGAGGCAATTATGTTTATATATATTACAATTTTTTTATAACGAAAACTCAAACCAAGATATAAAACCTATTATACAAATTCAAATTGAAAGTACATTATGTGAATTATGTAATGAACGGGAACAATTGTCTGAATTACCTTGTAAACATAAAATATGTAAAGGGTGTTTGGAGACGCAAAAATTATATACCATAAATTCCTGTTTTATTTGTGAAAATAAAAATTGGTCCGAATTGCCTTCCACATTTTTCTAAGTAAATAATATATGAAAAAACCTAGTTGTTTTCAACCCTCATTTTACGCTCATATATTGAATGGAATATTATTGTTCGTTGTTATTTTCATCATAATATTTAATAGTTCAATCCTTCGAAGGTTAGATATGTATCGATTACTAATATTGTTATTATTCATTACAGTAGCAATCGGAATACACGGATTATCACATATGGGATTAGAAATATTTTATGGTTATCATTATCCATTTTTCAAACCTAATAAGTAAACAACAAAAATGATGTTTTATAATTTTTATTATTTATTAGCATATATCGTAATAAAAATTATTACATTTTTTCTAATATTTTTTCAGTGTAAAAGTCAAAAAAAAAAGTGGTAGAGGTTTTCGAAAAATGGACATTTTTAAAATGTCCAATTTTGAAAAAGGGCCGACCACTTTTTTTGAAAAAAATGTGAAATTTTGATTTTGCAGTAAAATGCAGTAAAATACGTTTTTTGATGAAATTGTTGTTTGCATAATTTTTTTATATAAAATTTGTCGGGGTTAAATTTAGGAGATTTATATAATTCCATAATATAAGGAAAAACACGAAAATGGAATTTGAAAATACAAATAAAAACCCAATAAAATATGAATGTAAAAATTGTGATTTTATAACGTGTCATAAAGGAGATTATAATAAACATTTATTGACTCGTAAACATAAAAAAACCCAAGAATTGAGGATTTTGGAATTAAATGGAAAAGAAAAATACAATAATCTCACCCCTCAAACAATTTATAAGCATATATGTAGTTGTTGTAATTATTATACAAATAATTTACGTGATATGAATAAGCATAATAGTACATTGAAACATATACAAAACACAAATAATATACATAACGAAATCAAACGTAATATATGTAATAGTTGTAATAAAGAATTCAATACACAGAGTGGTTTATGGAAACACCGAAAAAAATGCGTTATAGAAGAAAATGACGCATTAGATGAAGATAATAAAGTAAGCATTACGAACAATATTCCAATGAGTTTGATTTTAGAAGTTATCAAACAAAGTAAAGAAATTCAAAATGTTCTCATTGAACAAACGAAAGAATTACAACATAAATTATTAGAGAAAGAGGACCAATTGTTAGAAAAAGAAAATAAATTATTACAACAAAATAAACAAATATTAGAACAAAATGCCGAGCATCATAAGCAAATCATAGAATTGGCTAAGAAGCCCAGTATGGTAAATTCAAACAATACTCAATTCAATTTGAATTTTTTCCTGAATGAAACTTGTAAAAACGCCATGAATATACAAGATTTTATTAGTTCCATCAAACTAACTACTCAAGACTTCGAAACGACAGGACGTTTAGGTTTCGTCGATGGTATTTCTCGTATTTTTATCAATGAATTGAAACGTTTAGAAGTAGAGCGCCGCCCTCTTCATTGTACTGATGTAAAACGTGAAACAGTTTATGTAAAAGACAATGATACGTGGGAGAAAGAGAACCTAGAAAAGAAAAAATTAAAATGGGCGATTAATAGTATAGCGCAATTGAATTTAAATCAAGTACAACAATGGCAACAAGAATATCCAGAATGTGCGGAGAACAATACCACCGCAAACACTAAATTCAACCAAATGGCGATGATAGCGCTAGGCGGATTTGGAGATGAAGAAGAAACGAAATTCCGTGATAAAATCATGAAAAATGTGCTTAGAGAAATTGTATTAGCAAAAGACGTGTGTTGAAATTCGCATTTACATAATTTTATGTTTATACATGAAATTATATATTTACAATGCTTTTTTGTAATCTACTACATAAGGATTACTTTTTAAAGCATCTAAAATATCACTATTGCTTCTATCCATTTGGATATTTTGATATAATTGATTTTGTCCTTGTAATCTACCCATGTTGGCGACATCAACGGATTGATAAGGCATGGTTCCAGCAGCAGCACGTGTATTTTTCAAATAATCATCACGAGAAACTTGACGCATATTAATATTTCCATTCATCAAACTCATATTTCCAGGAACCATTCGGCCTGCGATAGTAGAACTTTTAATATCATTATTACGTTGATTGTACTCTGCTTCATATGATTTCATTTGACGAGTTCTATCACCCGCACCCGCACCACCAGCATAGTAAAAATCACCAGTTGTTTGACGATTATTATCAATGGGTTGATGTGCGCTTACTTCATAAGCACCACCGCGTTGATTACGGTCAACATTCATATGGAATTTAGAATTCTCGGTAGTTTCACGAATTGTTGGTGCTGGTCTATCAGCTGGATTGAAAATATATGATTCAGGTACGGCTGAGCCAGGATTTTGATATGGTCGTAATGTTCCAATTACATTTGATTTTCTAGATGGGCGTAATACGTCTAACAAAGGAGCAACCGCCGCACCTAAACTTCCACTTACCAAACCAAAATAACTGTCTTGATGATTAGAACTACGATTGTTAGGATAAGCACGTTTGGCTTTCATATCATAATCATTGTCGTGAGCATAATTACGGCCATTTGCGTTTGCACCAGCTATAGGAACTTCGCCTAATTGTTGATTATGGGAAGGCATATATTCGCCAGGAATATATTCAGCAGGATTTTGATATCCCGCACCACCAGTATAATCAGTAGTACAGTGTTGACGAGCCGTATCTTTGTAAAAAGTACTAGGAATGCCTTGTAATGTTTCTCCTTTTACCGCACCAGTAGTCGTAAATAAACGGTCCTGGCCCATTTCAAACGCGCGTTCAGGTCTATTTTTTTCAAGACGACCCATTTGTTCAGCCGTCGCCATATTTTTGATAAAACTATTCGCAGGTCCTTCGTGGCCAACCATCATTAAACCACCTGCTTTTGGTTTGTTATCCACGCGTAGTTCATCTGCGGTTTTAGGTAACCACGCATCACGCATCATCATTCCCGAATTGAAACCTTGAGAACCTTCTGTTGTATAACCCAAACCCAAACCAGGAGCAACTTTTTCATCCGCAAAAGGTTTTACATTGGCCATACGCATACTAGGGTTTACGCGTGATTGATAAAAATCAGTCATATTTGGAGCGCCGTGAGCCCATTGTTGATTTTCGGAAGGAGCAAATAAAGGAGCAACTTCTTTTTTCACAATTGTTTGAGAACCTGAACCAACATAATTGTCTAAAACACTTTCATACGAATTATTTTCAACATGACGAGAACGAATATTACTACCGAAGAAGGGAACCATATTGTTATGTTCAAAATAATTGCGGTCAACCTTTTCGCCAGTCAATGAATAATAGTTTGATTGTGTAGTGGTAGGATTGAATGAATTTACAATATTTGATACACTATTAGGATTGAAATATTTATCAGTGTATACACCCGCATTATCGAAACGATTTACAGTAGATAATTGACTTGTTTGGTCGGTTTCATTTGAAACGACTGGATATTCTGATGGATAATTTCGATTAGGCACATCAGTATTCGGTAATTCATTCTGCTTATTTGTAAAATTTTCATTCTTTTTATTTTGATTAGAGACTACATATAATAATCCAAGAGCAACTCCGGGAATAGCAAGTTCCATTTTATATTATATAATTATATTACATTTATATAATATTTTTATACATCTATTCTAAATTACCGAATTCTATTTTGATAAAGTGTTCCAGGACAAACTTTGTCTTTTCCCCCAATACAAATAGAACCCCCTGTTAAATAATATTCACTTTGTTCATTGTTTGCGACAACCATAGGTATTTTGGGAGTAAACAAATCTTTTTCTAAAATACGTGTTTGTATATTTTCGTGAAAACCTTTTTCTAAACCATTCAAAGGATTTAAAAATGGGTTTTCCCAACGTGTATGGTCCATATCTTTATACATCCAAGCAGGATGACTGGCTCTACTTTCTTGAACAAATGGTTCAGCGGAAGTATATGATGGTTGAGAACTGGAAGCAGAATGTATTTTATAGTCGTTGATATCTACTAAATCTCTATTTAAAGGACGAGTTAATCCTAGTAAATCACTTTCTAAATTCACTGTATTTGTTCTAAAATTCGCGCCCCATCCTTGAAGTCTCAATTGTGGGTCTTCTAGAAATGGTAAATCCAATCCAGGCCCAGGAGTATCCAATCTATAACGTCCAGTGAAGGTGCTTTCTTCTAATTGTTTTTTGATTCTTGCTGTATCATCGTGAAATCTTGTAAAAGCCATTATAAATATATCGTTTATATATATATGGAAAAATAATTTTGCTGAAAAACTATTAAACATTATAATAGATAAAATATACAAATCATTATGCCTAAAATATGTTTGAATATGATAGTAAAGAATGAAAGCAAAATCATATTGCGATTACTAGAATCTGTATTACCAATGATAGATACCTATTGTATTTGTGATACAGGTAGTACCGACAATACAAAAGAATTGATTGAAGAATATTTCAATGAACAGAATATTGCGGGTAAAATCATAGAAGAACCATTCAAAGATTTTGGTTATAATCGAACATTTGCTTTACAAGCGTGTTTGGGAATGCCGAATGCGGATTATATACTATTGTTGGATGCGGATATGATATTAGAAATATCACCATCCTTGTCTATAACAAAATTTAAAGAAGAATTGAACTGTGAATTATATCATTTATTTCAAGGTTCTCCTTCCTTTTTATATAAAAATGTTAGATTGGTAAGAAATGTTCCTGGAATTTCATATTGGGGTGTGACACACGAATATGTAAATCCTCCGCCTCATTTTAGATACCATACCATACCGAGTACCGAATTATTTATCAATGATATAGGTGATGGTGGTTCAAAAGAAGAAAAATTTATTAGAGACATTCGTTTATTAATAAAAGGTCTAGAAGAGAACCCGAATAATGACCGTTATACATATTATTTGGCGAATAGTTATAAAGATGCGGGTCAATTGAAAAACGCAATAGAAACATATAAAAAACGAATAAAATTAGGTGGATGGAAAGAAGAAGTATGGTATTCTTATTATTCGATGGGGAAATGCTATAAAGAATTAGGTAATATGTCTAAAGCAATACATAGTTGGATGGAAGGTTATCATTATTTTCCAGAAAGAATAGAGAACCTGTATGAAATCATTATGTATCACCGATTAAAAGGACAATATAATACTGCCTATATGTATTATTGTTTGGCGAATTATGAGAAATCTCGTAAAACGGATTATGACCATTTATTTTTACAAAAAGATATATATGATTATAAATTGGATTATGAATTATCAATCATTGGTTATTATTGTAATTGGAATAACTACAATATGAATGAAATAAATATGAAAATAATGGCGTGTCCCACAATTGAAGACGCCATATTAAAAAATGTATTCACTAATTATAAATTTTATACTCCCAAATTAGTGGATAAAAAATCGGGGGATGAAAGTATAAACATTTCAACTGTGATACCTTCCGAATTTGTTTCTAGTACTCCGTCATTATGTTGGAAAACGGATGGAAAAGAATTGTTAGTAAATACCCGTTATGTTAACTATCATATAGGAGAAAAGGGCGAATATATAAATGGTGAAAAAATACATACGATAAATGTTATTTCAGTAATGGATACAAGTACTCGTCCGTGGAAAAAAACAAAAGAAATTGTATTTCATTATAAAACACAATATGACGATTTATACATTGGTGTAGAAGATATAAGATTATTATCTCATAATGATGCGGTATATTATTCAGGTAATCGGTGTATAGCAATTGGTAATATACAAGTCGAATATGGATGTATAGATTTGAACGAAGAAACGAAGGTGAATTCTACTTTATTGAAAACGAAATATCAACAAGGAGTAGAAAAGAATTGGGTTTTATTTATCGACAAAGAGAACCAAATGAAAATGGTATATAAATGGTATCCGTTAACTATAGGTGAAGTTATCACAAAACAGGACGCCAAATTGTTTTCATCGGTATCATTATTAAATATTACAAATGAACATAAAACTCCTGAATTTTTCAAATATATGAGAGGGTCGACAAATGGAATAGTGATAGGAGAAGAAATATGGTTTATTACACATATCGTAAGTTATGAAAGTCGTCGTTATTATTATCATTGTTTTGTTGTATTGGATAGAAATACTTTACAAGTAAAAAAATATTCTACATTATTTACATTTGAAAAACAACCAGTTGAATATACATTGGGTTTTGTATATAATACACAGGACAATGCGTTTTTAATAGGGTATAGTGTAATGGATAAAGAAACGAAATATATAAATATTGGTAGGAATGAAATAGACAAATTATTCTAGATATACGTATCAATAATATTTAATACATCACCTGGTAAAATAGTTAAGGATACTGAATCAACGGTTAGAATATCTTCTAGAGTTTCTACGCGAGTAATCCAGGCGACAGGAACACTTAATATGGTACTGTTTGCCCGTTCAGTTTCTGATGCGTTTACTATTAAGGTTTCCCCGAGGATAGCCATAAAATTTGCTCGAAAACTTATTTCATGTTCGTGATAGGGGGCTCGTTCATAAAATAAATAGCGTTGTCCTTTTCTTAGATTGATATTGGGGTTCATAGTTGATTTATTATATAGAAAACTATATAATAAAAAATTCAATTTTGTTATACAGACTAAACATTCAATAGTGATCCATCTACTGAAATATAACCAGAAACTCCATATGCTGTATTTACTATTTTTTTTTCATGATCGTTGACTGTTTTCATAAAGTCCGCAAAAATTAATTCATAACCAATACAATTTTTAAAATTATTTTCTGATATTAATAAATATTCATACCATTTTTTAGTGGTATCATAATTTATTTTATATAATGCGGTTAAACAATTATTAGAATCATGATTTATATAATAAATAACATTACTATTATTATTAAATGTGTTATAATTGAAAAAATTGTTTAACCAATATCGTCCACTGATTTTGAATAAATTATCAAATACAATTTTATTGTCGAATAAATATTTCAACGCATAAATGGTCATAGTTCCTTCGCCCATGGATTTAGATTTTGAATGTATTCTATTTACTACATCATTTACATAATATAAATTAATAAAATAATCAGTATTTTCTTTGAAATAATTAGATTCTTCATCTGATAATAGCGAACATTCGACCACAAATATTTTATTATTTGGAATGTTTTCTTTCATAGTTTTAATTGTATTTTTCGTTTGTATGAAACGTTCTTCTTTTGTATAAATACTTCTGGTATTTATGTATGATAAAGGAATTTTTGGTGTATCAATCACCGATGTTATTAATGTTATATTATTCATATATTATACTATATACACCTTTGGACATTTAAATTCGCACAAAAATACGAATTTAAATGTCCAAAGGTGTAAAATAAAATATTATATCTCTATAATGGAAGCCGCTAAAAATATACCTGCGCAAATTAAACATATATTTGATAACAATGTGATAAGCGATTTACAAAGATTTATGAAAAAACGCCAATGTCTAAACGAGACAAATATGGTATTAGTATATTTATTTCATATAGTTCAAACCGCAGGAATTCTAACTACCACAATCGCCGCTGGAAATAATGAGAGAACATACATATGGTTAGGTATTGGATTGAACCTTTTAGCATCACTTATAAATATATTTGAACAAACGAATAATAATATTTCCAAGAAATTGATGAAAGATATACAATTGATAAAAGACGGTAAATATTTAGATGATGGTATCGTGGTTGAAATTGAAGAAAAAAATCCAATACAAAAACAGCCCGAAACCGATACCGATAAAACAAATTTAGAACAACCGTTATTATAAGAGGTCATTGATTTCCGCATTTTTACAAGCATTACCAAATGTTCTTCTATGCCATTTCGTAATTCCATAAGTATGAATTCCTTCCAAATGTTTTTTGGTTCCATACCCAACATTTGAATCTAGCGCATATCGCTTAATTAATTCTGGGTGAGCAATACACAATTCATTTATGTATTCATCTCGAGCAACCTTGGCTAAAATACTAGCAGCGGCGATACCCATATGTTTAGCATCGCCTTGTTCTATCGTAACCGAAGGTAATTCGCAAATGCTTTCGGTTTTTTCATTAAAATAGCAATAAGGTGTAAAATAATTGCCGTCAATAATCGCCATACATTCATTTTGGTATTCACTTTCTAATGGTATATCTTTTCCAACGAATCCTTTTTCTTTTAATTTTGATATAACATTACGAATACATTCGTGCATACCGCGCATAACCGCTTGTAAAATATTAATTTCGTCAATTAAACTATTTTCAACAAATTCAACATGCCATACCAAAGCGTTTTGTTTAATATATTCAGATACTTCCTTTATTTTTTTTTTAGATGAGAATTTTTTACTGTCTTTGATATCTTTTCCATCGAATGATGTATCTTTAGGTAAAATGACGCATGCGATATAAGCTCGACCGAATAAACAGCCGCGGCCTACTTCATCAATACATAGTTCAAATTTATTAGTAGAATTGTAAAATCGGTCTAAAATTGGTGGAGGATTACGAGGTTTAGTAGTTTTAGACATGATCGTTGATAAAATTTATATTGACGAATATAATAAAATCAATTTTTTATTATTTTACTATATATTTTCCTAGTATATTTTATACTTTTATAAATAATGTCATTTAAAATATCACCATTAATATTATTTTTGATATTGTTGATAGTTTTAGTCGTATCTGTGATATTTGGTAATATGTTGAATATGGAAGGATTTATTAGTTTTGCGCAATCAAAAAATTCATCAGAAACAATAATCATTCCACAATATTCATCCACTACCAATGTGTATAAATTATATGATAATATATTTGTCGATAATAACAATGCGAATTTGATTGAAGTAGATTCAACAACTTATGGTAATTCGACATCTGGAAATACTGATTTGACTGGAACAAGCATAACGAATGTCTATGTAACTTCAAGAGATGCGGATACACAGAGTTATGCGTCGATCGTAACAAATGGAGTAGTTTCAGCAGTCAATATAGATAAAAGTTTAATAAATACGAAAGCAACTTCATATAATTCTTTTTCATACCAAACACAATCCACAAATACTGATAAGTATAGTGTATTGTATATTCCATGGGATACAAATACGTATATTCATGTAATTGATAACACAACAAACACAAACAAAGGAACATTTTTATTTGGAAGTGGTTCAGTAATGGATCAAATATTGTATACAAATTCAGTAATTAGTATAACAAATAGTGTTGCTGATACTGATCCAGATATTAATAAGTTAGTAAAGGATACTGTATATGATTCAAATAAATATTTATACAAATTAAGTGCGAATGTGAAATATGATATTAGTAATTCAAATTTAGTACTACAACAATCAGATAGTTCAAGGATTATATATGATAGGTCAAATCGCTCTCATACAATTAGTACTGGAAACATAAGTGAATCCGCGAAAAATGTGATTGCTTCAAATACAGTTGTAAATGTTGGTTATAATTCTTGGGTGGTATTTGATTCAATTGGTCAAAAGATGGTTTTATATTGTAGTTCTACTACAAATACAATCGTTGCGATTGTTGATTATAATTCAACAACTAAACAATATTATTTAAAAAATGTAGCCAGATTTAGTTCCACAAATTTAGTCAATGGAGATCCTAATTATGTAATACCTATAGGAGGAGGTTCATGCTCAGGTTCAACTTCAACTGCTACTACAACTGCCAGTACAACAAGTGGAAATATTCCTTCATTATTAGGACAAGGTTCGGATAGCTACATTTCTGAATATTTTAAATGGTATTGGTTTTGGAAAAATAGTTCAGGTTCTTCATTAGCCAATCCAAATGACCAATTTTCCGAAGATTATATTCTAAAAACACAAATCGTTCCCCCTGTATGCCCATCATGTCCATCATGTCCATCGTGTTCATCAAACACAACTGGAAGTGTTTGTTCAAATTGTGGAGGAAATGGCGGTTCAGGAACATTAACTACTAATGGAAATACAGTGGTAGCTGATACAATAAAAGATAAAAATATAGTAAGTACTGCGGTGGGTGGAGCAGTTGACTTAGGAAAAGACGCGGTAGGTGGAGCAGTTGACTTAACCAAAGATACAGTAGGTGGAGCAGTTGACTTAACCAAAGATACAGTAGGTGGAGCAGTTGACTTAACCAAAGATACAGTAAAAGGAGCGGTTGGATTAACGAAAGAAACTGTAGGAGGGGCGGTTGGATTAGCCAAAGATACAGTAGGAGGGGCGGTTGGATTAGTAAAAGATACCGTAGGAGGGGCGGTTGGATTAGCCAAAGACGTATTAACCCCTAATCCGATGTATATTGGACAAACAACAAATAATTACGGCGTACAATATGGTCAACCAACCTATGGAACTCAAACTAGAAATGCGGATATTTATTCATATTATGGCGCTTTACCATCCAAGTCGAGTAATTTTATGCCTATCACAGCCGATTTCAGTTCATTTGGAAGATAAATTATTTTATATAATGCGTTTAAATATATAAAATAAAAAATGATGTAAATATAGTAAGTATAAATAACCATATGCAAAATATAAATATAAATAATATTTTTGATAGGGATAAAATAGCGAATGAAATAAAATCATTATTAACATCATTCGATGATAATTGTAAAAATATAAAATTCAAAAAAGGTATATATGTGTATGGTTCTCCTGGTTCGGGTAAAACAGAATTTGTAATGAAATTATTAAAAGATTTAAATTATGATGTAATCAAATACGATGCGGGTGATGTTCGTAATAAATCATTAATCGATACAATAACGAGTAATAATATATCAAATCGTAATGTTCTCCAAATGATGACCAAACAAGTGAAGAAAATCGCAATCGTTATGGATGAAATTGATGGTATGAATAATGGAGATAAAGGAGGTATAACCGCATTGATAAAACTAATAAGGCAAAAGAAAACGAAAAAGCAAAGATTAGAAAATATGACGATGAACCCGATCATATGTATTGGAAATTATTATATGGATAAAAAGATGAGGGAATTGATGAAAGTGTGTAATACATTTGAATTACAAACGCCGACCAAAACACAAATTAATAAATTAATAACAACAATCATGCCGAATATACAAACAAATAAATCTAAATTAAAAGAGAACATTGTAAATTATATTCAAGGAGATTTACGAAAATTGATGTTTATTCACGATATTTATCATAAAAAACCCGATATATTAAATAACGAATTATTTGAAAATATATTACAAACAAAATCGTATAATGAAGATTCCAAAAAAATAACGCAAACATTATTGGAAACGCCGATGAAAATGGAAGAACATAATAAATTTATGAATGAAACGGATAGAACGATTGTCGCATTATTGTGGCATGAGAATATTGTAGATGTATTGAACGATACAATTCCTGAAAAATCATATCCATTTTATTTAAAAATATTGGATAATATATGTTATGCCGATTATATTGACCGAATAACATTTCAAAATCAAATATGGCAGTTCAACGAAATGTCTTCCTTGATGAAGACATTTTATAATAATAAATTGTATCACGACCATTTTCCAAAAACGAAACAAATCACCGATATCCGATTTACCAAGGTTCTCACTAAATATTCAACAGAATACAATAATATTTTATTTATTTATAATTTGTCGCAGGAATTAGATATGGATAAAAAAGATTTAATGGCGTTTTTTCAGGAATTAAGATTACACTATGGGGAGAACTTTTGTAATCAGGTGGATAAAATGACTGAATTATTGAAATTATTTGAAAATTACAATATTAGTAAATTGGATATTAAGCGAATATACCGATATTTAGATAAAAATGTGAAAAAAGACATATTGACTACGATAGATGAAGATTTAGACGAAGATTTAGACGAAGATTAACAAAGAAGGTTCTCAAAACGTTCAGTATTATCACTATAACTAGGTCTTTGTATTCCGCATCTGGTGGAAAAACAATACCATTTCGAAGAAGGTTGTAATTGTTTCCAACATTGGTCATTTGCATAATTCCAATGTTCTCCTGTATTTTGTAAAAGAGGAATAGCCCATTCATATAATTCAATCATTTTATCATAGAATTCACGATGTATGATATATCCAGAAGCGGTTTGCGCTTCGAGAATTTTGTATAAAAATGGATAAGGGGTTGCTTGAGAACTTTGTATATTATACGAAATCATACATATATCATATGGGATATGATTATTAAAAAACTCAGTTAGAATGTTCTCAAATTCTATTTTAGAAATGATAAATTGAAAATCATCTTCTAATATGAGAACATTTTCATAATTACGTTCTTTGGCTAATTGAATTGCTTTTAGATGAGAGATGGTACAACCTAAAATTCCTTGCCCAGGGGTGTATATTGCGGAAATACGCTCTGAATTTTCTAATAAATTATGATTCAATAATTCCGTTTCAATTTCGCTTTTTCTATCAATTCTTTTATCGAGATTGATATAAAAAATTTTGTTTATATTATGAGACATTATAATATAAAGAAGATATTTTCGTAAATATTATTATACGCATAAATTGCTCATCACGTATATTTCATTATGTTTGAATTTTTCTATAAAAGTATAGCCATTTTTTAACAATATTTGTCTACATAGTTCTTCTCTTTCGGGTTGAACTCCTAAGGTTTCCATCATTATCAACTCAATTGGAACTGAAAAATCCCAAGATTGTAATACTTCATATTCGTGGCCTTCTACATCTAACGATAAAAAATGAATATAGGTAATATTTGTAGATTTGATTATATCAGTAAGTGTTCTAGGCTTGATATATATAGTATCTTGTGGTAATACTTTATTGTATTCGTTGAAAAATTCATCATAATGAAATTGTGATAATGTATCTTCTACGCCTGAAACAGCCGCATGAAAATCTACGAAATATTTAAATTTTAATGGTTCGGTATTACAACTAACTAATTCGTTAAATAAGAAATTATTTGGTCTAAATTTTTTAAGTAATTCAAATTTATTAGGGTGTGGTTCAATAAGTATTCCTTTCCAATTTAATGAATCCTCAAAAAATTTAGTGTTCGAATATAATACTCCATCTAATGCTCCTAATTCAATATATATACCGTTCTGTTTATTTTTGAAATATTTTAAATTTAAATATTCGTCTTCTTGACATTGGGAATAATACATAATTATATATTATGTATTATACATACTATACATAATATGAACGAATGTGGTTTAATCCGCTTCTACCGTAATTAAAGGAACTGATTTTGGTAATTCTTTGGAGTCTTGTGGGGCAATATTAATTAAGTCATTACCATCTTTTACTAATATTTCAGAGGGCGGAGGAGATACGGGAGATACGGGGGATACTTGGTTGTTTTGTTTATTTTTTTGAATAATCTGTGTTTGTAATTGTAGAACCATACTTTCTAAATCTTTAATACGTTTCTCTTTCTCTGCGTTTTGTTGTTGTAATTCACCTATATATTGTTGCTGTTGTTGCATAATATTCACTGCGTCTTGAGCAGTTAATACTTGAGGTTGCTCGCCATCTTTTTGTAATATAATTTGGTTTCCACCCATAGCACGTTGTTGTTCTTCTGCTTTACGTAGCATTTCATCCCTTTCTGCTTCAATCTTTTTTATTTGTTCTAAGACATCCGGTTTCATCTTAGGTGATCCAGCTTCGTAATTTTCTAACAATTTATCGATTTGATTCATAAAAAAATCTTTAATACCCTCTTCGTTTTTGTTTTTGATAAAATCATTAACTGTTTTTGGTGAATCTTTCAAAAAATCAGGATGAGGATTTTCCAACATTTTACGTTTATCAAAAGTATTATGTTCGTGTGAAAAAACCAAAATGGTTTTCATTGGGTCTAATTGAACAAATGGAATTGTATAATCTTTTAAAAATGCGCGTTCTTCCGCTAATGCGGCGTGGTCTTCATATTGTGTTTGTTTTAATAATTCAGCACGAAAAGCGAATGTTCCTGCGGTTGCGTGTTTAGGACCATAAGGACCACATTGAACCATGCGATTTAAGTTCTTGAAATAAATATAGATTTCACTTGACCCCGCACATAATGCGTCCTTATTGCTTTCCAATCTTTCTACCGCGTGAGAAATTCGGTCAGGTGGATAATAATCATCATCATCCATATAGACGATAATTGTTCCTTTTGCGTGTTTATGCATAAAATTTCGTTTCGTTCCTAAAGGAACTTTTTCGGGTAAAGTAAAATATTTGATTTGAGGGATTTTTGATTTTGCGATTAAATCACTGATTTTATCTGTTCCATCATCTACAATAATCCATTCTACACGGTCTTTTGGATAATTTTGATTACGAAAACATTGAAACATATTTTCAATAAATGGACGACGATTGAATGTAGGAGTGCATACACTTACAAATGGATAATATTTTTTTGTTTTTACCATTTATTTATAAACTACATATTTATTTTTATGTAGTTTATTACGAATTTATTTATTCCATTTTGATTGAATTTCTTTTACTTTATTTACATCTTCTTGTGTAATCCCTGGTGGTAATATTCCAGAAGATTGGTTTGCGCCTGACGCTCCAGGCATTCCAGGCGCACTAGGTGCTCCAGGCATTCCAGGCATTTCACTCAATAATGGTTTTATAACATCATCTACCAAGTCTTTAATAAATTGCATTAAATATTCAAAGAAACCCATATCTTCTTTTTCTTTTTCTTCTTTTAATGGTTCAGGTTCTTCATGAATCTTTATATCACTAAACACACCTAATGTGCCGACGAAAAACATAATAATTAATACGATTGTAATACAATTTAAGGAAATTTTTAAATTATAACTTTGTAAATTTTGGTTATAATCAATAAGTGCGAATATAAACATAACAATAAAGACTAAATTCAAAATATATTTATACAAATAATAATCGAATATTAAATTAAATGCTTTTTTAAAGATATTATCATCGTGCTTACTATTATTATTCTTGATATAATCATGAATCTTACTAAATGAATTATGTTCCTTTCCTAAGAAATATCCAAATGGTTCTAGATAATCCACATTTGCGAATATGCCGCAAAAAGATTGATATAAAATATAAAATACACATAAAACTCCACCGATAGGAACACTAATTAACATAAGCATAATGAAACGCATAAACCCAGTTATAAAAGTAGCTGGTATTCCTAACGCATAATCAGCATAACTATGGAATGTAAATCCAGGAGTTTTTTCAATATAACCAAAATTATATGTTCCAAAGAAATAAGCAATAATTAATCCAAAATACATGATACCCACCAATATATTACTTGTTTTACCGCTTAAAATCGCTGTAAAAAAATTATATACCATTTTAGTAGCATATTGATTAAAAACAATTAATAACAAAAATACAATAACAAAACATCCTTTTAAATTAAATATCCGTCTAGAAAGTTGTGGAAATTTATCTAATAAAATATTTTGTAATTGTTCTACAAACATGATAGAATAAATAAAAAAATAATCTATCACTTTGTAAAATACAGCTAATGGATTTTTTCTATCAATGGAAGCGTTTTGTATCCAATAGGTATCAATTCTATTACCGAATACGCGGTATCCTTCTTTGTCTTTTTTAAAAGCTTCTTTTGCGGATTCAGGTGCGGTTGCTATTGGAGCATCTTCATTATTATATCTATAATACATCAAAAAGAACCAGTTATAACAAGCAAAATAACTGATTAAAATAGTTTCAAACCAAGCAATATATTTTTTAATAATGTTCACATCATTTTGTGGTGGGTTTTTTGAACCAGAAAACGCAATAGCTACTAATTTTGCTTTTTCATAATTAAATTTATCTATTTTTTTAAATATTTTATCTACACCAGCTTTGAGTTGTTTACGTGGATCATCTTTGATTCCTTTATCTGGTTTATCTACTCCATCATAATCCTTATCTGGTAGACCTAAAAAATCAGGGTCGCTTACTGACGCTCCACTTTTATTTCTAGCTCCTTCAATGATCGGTTCATTCACATGAAGAGTATCAAATGTTTCTATTTGTTTATAATTTTCTATTTTTGGTTTTTTAGATTTTTTGATTTTTTTAATTTTATAAATCATATTCATGGTTTGAAAATTATCATCATCTATGTTTTTTTCTGGTTGTTTATTACTAAATAATTCTTTATTCCATATAGTTTGTTCATTCATTATATATTATATTATACGTATAATATAATATAGTATAAATTTTCGCACATCTTACCCAAAAATTTATCGAGCATACATCATTCCACAATTTCCACCAATAAAGGATAAAATATTATATCGTTCTTCAAATAAAGTCATATTGTAGTTATATTGATAAAGTTTCCAATTTGATTTACGAACACCGATAGCGTTTCCACTGGTATCACAAATGATATCAAAACTAGAATTAATCGTATCTATAGGAGGTACATATGTGGTAATTTCCAATTCAATATTTTTAAATTTACTCATATTAATAGCACCAGATGGTTGATATTCGAATGGACTTGTATTTAAACAAAAGTTATAACAAAACAATCCTTCGGAAGCATTACCTGCGGTTCGAGTATATTTTTCGATATATTCATATACACCTCTTGTTAATATATTTTCACGATATTCACCGTTGAATAAAATGCCCATTGTTTCTAAAATATGACGGTAATTATCAGTTTTAAAATCCCCTGTTAAATAGATACCTGTTCTGATTTTATCGTTAGGGTCCAAACCAGGACCATATTCAATATTATATTTAGGGTCAATGTATATAGTTGCACTTTCTAATCCTGCTGGAAGTGTTCTATATGGCCAATTTGTATAATTACTCCATTCATTACGCATATTTACGTCATTACGTTGTAAATAAAACATCCAATTAGAAACCATACCATTCGAATTTAATTTTAATTTTTTAGTTCCTGTTACATTTTCAAAATTATATTGAAATACATCCTTTACTAAATATACTTGGTCTTGGGAAGCAAATAGTTGTGTTTCATCTTTCGATAGAAAACAATAGGTAGCCATTAAATGAACATCAGCGTTCCATGTGGATATTTTATTTGTATAAGATTCTGCGGATATAATAACAGAAGGTGGAGTTTGTAAAAAACGATACATTTGGAAACGACTTTCGTTAAAATCGGGTTGAATATAGGGATATTTATTTCCAATATCATATACATCTCTGATTTGAAATAATTCTTGTATAGGTCGTAAGGTAACATTGATGACTAATTCGTTATATTGTAATGCGATAAGAGGAAAAGCACAGCGGCTATCTAATGTAAACCAAGTATTGATTGGAATATATAAATTTCGACCACGTATGGATGGTTCACTACCCGCAGTATTATTGGTATAATAGGATGAAGGATATGTATTCGCACGGCCTAAAGTATTCGCTGGGTCATTCAGTTCAACTACATTTCCAGACATTTTATTGAATAAATCTTTTTTTTCTGCTGAAAAGTCGCGTTCAACCATAGCAGCCAAATATTCTCCTGAATATTTTTGAAGAGTTAGTGAACCACACGTAATAGTAATTTCTTTTATCATGTGTGTTCCTAAATCCTTTATCCAGCGGAAATCATACGCAACCCAACGTTTGTCTGTGTCTACAGTAGGGTGATGTAAAGGACTCCATATATCAGGCATAGTGACTACCAAATAGGTATCCATTAATAATTCCGCATATCGTGGAATTTTAAAAGTAAAGGTAGATGGTTCTGTTAAACGTAAATCTCTTAAACCATCATAATCTATACGAAACTTTTGTAAACCAAAATTACTATATTTAGAATAAGTAACTTTAAAAAATGTTTTACTTGGATTTCCAGTTAAAATGATATTATTATTGCCTACCGAAATTATATTTAGTAATCCTCCAGCCATTATAAATGATTATATATTATATATATTTTATATATTATTATCGTTATATATTTTATTATGGAAATTTATAAAAAAATATTAATCGTAATTACAATTTTTATTTTTATTTATATAGTATATCGGTTTTTAAAACAAAAAAAATATATACAAGAATTATTCACAAAAGAAGGTTTGGAAAATCCAACATTATCAAATGAAGAACTAGAATTCAATTCTCTCAAATCCGACGAACCAGTTATTATTCAATCTGTTTATAAAACAGATGCTGTATTACCATTAAAAGAATTTGCGTTAAAAGCATCATACAATACTGCGTTTACGGGAAATTATATGAATTTAGATATGATCAAATACGTCTTATCTAGAGGTTGTCGTTTTTTAGATTTTGAAGTCTTTAATATTGATAATAAACCCCAAGTCGCTTATTCTACCGATAGCACATTCAAAAGTATCAAGAGTAAGAATTCGTTATTATTTGATGATGTATTGACTACGGTGATTACAAATGCCTTTAGTAATACTTCGCCTAATCGGGCAGATCCCGTATTTGTTCATTTACGAATCAAATCAACTACAAATGATATTTATAAATTAGTCGCCAAATCATTGTATCTAATCAAAGATAGTATTTATAATAAACCAATGAATATAGGAACTAGAATAGAAGATATTATGGGGAAAGTAATTATTATTATGGATAGTAGTGTAAATTATGATTATAAAAAATATACGTCTTGCGCGAACACTGAATCAAATTGTTATGATTTAAGCAATTTAATCAATATTGAAAGTGGTAATGAACAAATCGGTATACAACGATATAGTGATATATTAAATGAAAAAATCATACACCCACGTATAGTTAACGATAATTATACAGATACGCAATATATAAAGTTAGCATTACCAGATTATGATGTGAAACAAATATCAAATCCTTCATTTATACCATTTGTAAATGATCATAGTGTTCAAATTATTACTTACAGATTCTATAAGAAGGATTCAAAATTAAGTGAATATGAAAATATATTTAATGAAAATAAAGCGGGGATGGTGCCTATGGCTACTATATTGAAATATTTAGATAAAAAGAAACAAGAAGATGAAAGTACCTAATTATTATATTTATATATTGTATAATGAAATATAATAAATACCTGAAATCAAAAAGTAAATCACGTAAAATAAAAAATGAATTATGTAATGATAGCATGTCGTTTCAGGAATGTGAAAAAGCAATATTGAGAAATGCTATTGATAAAACAGAAGAACTCGTTGGTTTTGAAATGGCGAATAATTCCGAAGTTAAAAAGATTATTGGTATACTTGAAGAATTTCTACGTAAAAAAAAATTAGTATGTTATGGCGGAACAGCAATTAATAATATATTACCAAAAAAAGACCAATTTTATAATACTGATATTGAAATTCCAGATTATGATTTTTATAGTAATAATGCGTTGGAAGATGCGAAACAATTAGCAGATATTTATTATAAAAATGGATATATTGAAATAGAAGCCAAAGCAGGTGTTCATTTAGGAACCTACAAAGTATTTGTAAATTTTTTACCTATTGCGGATATCACACAAATGCATAAATCTATATTTAAAACATTGCAAAAAGATAGTATAAAAATAAAAGGAATACATTATGCTCCTCCTAATTTTTTAAGAATGAATATGTATTTGGAATTATCTAGACCACGCGGAGATGTTTCACGTTGGGAAAAAGTCTATGAACGTTTAAGTTTATTAAATAAGCATTATCCGTTATTAGTAAATAATGAAAAATGTGGTCGAATTGATTTTGAAAGAATAAAATCAGATAAAGATGATTATGATGAACGTTTATATTTAGATGTTAGAGATATATTGATAGATATAGGAGCAGTGTTTTTTGGAGGTTATGCGGTTAGTTTGTATTCGAAATATGATGATAATCCAGATAAACAGCAACATCAATTAGCAGATTTTGATGTATTAATGGACAATATCGACAAAGCAGCGGAGGATGTTAAAACACAATTAAAATATAAATCCGAATATTCGAAAGAATATAAACATATAAAAATTATAAAACACGAAGGTGTTCACGAAATTATTCCAGAGTCCATAGAAATTATTGTAAATAATAAAAGTGTAGTGAATATTTATTCAACATTAGCTTGTCATAATTATAATACCATAACTATTCATAAACAAAAAATCAAAATTGCTACTCTTTATACCATTATGAACCTTTATTTCGCTTTTATATATGCAGACGAGAAACGACATAATAAAGATAAATTATTATGTATGGCGAAATACTTATTTGATATTGAAAAAACACATAAATTAGAGAATGATGGAATACTAAATAAATTTAATGTAGATTGTGTGGGAGAACAGTTGACCCTCGCAGATATACGTGCGGAAAAAGCGGAAAAACATAATGAATTAACTAGAGATACGTTGGAATATGAGAAATGGTTTTTAAAATATATGCCTGGAAAAAATAAAACTACACATTCTAAAAATTATACCCGAAAAAATTCTAAACATATTAAACCTAAGACGGCATCGGCGAGTATTGAACCAGTAAAAAAAGATTGGGGTTTCTTATATTAAATTATAACGGTTATGATAGATACTTACACGATGATTTCTCCATCATATTTAATAGCATATAAGCACATCCTTTTTACTATACGATTCACTAATTTTTGATATTTTTTTTTTATACGATCGAAATCACATGAAGTGGTAGAATCGTCAACCAGATAACCGAAAAATTCCCCACCTACGCGATGCGTCCTGAATCTATGGTGGAGCTTTTTTTCTATTTCATAACAGCAATTTGTTTTGATGACACATATCGGTTCAAAATCCGTAGCCACGCTGGCATTGTTCAGACTGTTTACTCGATTCTGAAAATCGTCCGTTGCGGCGTGTATGCCTATTTTAGTTTGAAATGGTTGGCAATGGTTACCTAGTAAGTATGTAAAGCCTGGTAGATTTTGTTTCTTGACACACCTCATATCCTTGAATTTCGGGCGGCGTTTGAAATTGTCTTTCTTTAATGTTTGTTTCTTTTGGGCGTCATTACCTTGTTTTTCTTTTTTCGGAAAATAATATTCCGTGATAGACTTCTGTATAGATTTGTTCATACTACCACATGCCTTCTTCGATTCTTTTTTTGCGCGACCCATGTTTATTTGTATATTTGGTACTACGATATAGCTAACAATATAAATTCAATTTTTTCGAGGCAGTCTGTGCCGTTCCAACACGCATATGTAGTGGTCTTATTCTGAATTTTTTGACTGCGGATGCGAGAGGCGTGGAACGGGCAGCATCTGACTAAATTTCGCTAATAAATGTAGTTAGTCTTTGAACACTATAATACAATAATCCAAATAATATACTTTTAAATACCAATCCATTGAAATTAAAATTTCCGTCCGCATTATGTAAACTTAAAAAAGAGAACCTTTTGAATATGAGAGTATTGATGATAGGTAATTGAAATAAAAAAAACAAGATACAAATGAATATAGGGGTTTGAAATTCAGTCAATAGTTGGTCAATCTTACTTTCGCGATATTTCTTCTCTTCGTGTTGGCGAATATGTTTTTCAGTAGTTTGTTCATAATCGCGAATATAATCATTATTCACATTCGCTTTTGGAATATAATTAGGTTGGACTTGTTCATCATTTGAATATGTAATCGTATCGATAGGAATATCACGCGATTGTAATCGTTGCTGCTGCATATTTTGGAGTTCTATTTGTTGCTGTTCATTAATGTATTGTTTAGGTTTTTGAACAGTTATTTGTTCAAATTGGTTCATGGAATTGGTATGTTGTGTAATGGGTTGTTGTGGAGGAGGCATAATGGGGTTTTGAACTGAAATACCATATGGATTTGGATGAACATTGATAGGTGTGTAATTCGTAGGGGATTCAAACATTTGGTTTTGTGGTGGAGCCGATTGATTAATATTAGGATTGTATGACGGCATTTGAACAGTTATATTTTCTGGTAAATCGGCGATTCTGGTTGTTTTTTCCATTTAATAACTATACAATAGTAAATTATCTAAAGATTGTATAGTTAACGAATTTGATATTAAACTGTTTGTTTATGTTCGGGAGTTCCAATATCAATGACCCGTTTTGTAGTATCACATTTATCAGGACTCGTGGTATATTTATAGCATTTATCACCGTGTTTATACGTTTTTCCTTCAATATCAGAAATAATTGGACCATTAAATACTAAACAATTTTTATCGGTGCAGGCTTTTCTAAATAAACTTGCTAAACCTAGACCCAATAATATTGATAATATGATTTTTCCTAAGGATGAACTAATTAATCTTTTTAAATTCATTATATTATGTATCTATATAATATAAGAATAATAATAAATTTACAAATAAAGAATTTATGATTGTGCTGGAACAACAGTTATATCCGCACTATTTTTTGGACAAGGCACTTCGGTTTGTTTGAATGAAAAACACGTGTTGGCTTTGTCTTTATATTGTAAGATACTAACATTTTCTGGTGTAGGATACACGTAAATCTTTCTGGTATCAGGCATGGTTAAATATACCGCAATAAATCCTATAATTAAACTGAATATAAATGCCGGCATATGAATATATTTTGTAAAAAATCCCATCTTCTATAATATACTAAATGAAAAGAAATAATAGAAAATACTTATTTCTTGCCCTTCTTCTTCTTTTTCTTTTTATCTTTTCCCTCTTTGGCTGCTTTCTCATCGTTTTCCATATCTGCTAATAAATCGGGATGAATATAGGATTTTTCTTGGGCGGCTTCACCATCTAATCTAAATACTAAATTATTCGTTTGTTGAGTTTGTTGTAAACTATATGCGACGGGTGGTGCGGTTTGAGCGCGCATTTGGTTTTCTAACGCGGCAGCTTGTTTCCTCGCTTCTAATTTTTTCAACATACGCTCTCTAGTCGCTTGATGTTTCGTCATACGGTCTAATGCGTTTGTATCCATTCGCATATTTTTACCCATTCCACCCATACTTTTGGTTAGATTTTTAAACATTTCGGTGAATTGCTCAGTTCCACCCATATCTTTCATCTTACCAAATAATTCACTGGCTTCTTTCATAATTTCATCGCGTGAAATTTCGCCATTCTTCATTTTGTTATCTAGTTTACCACTTACTTTTTTCATTAAATCCATAATTTTTTTAGGGTCTTTCATTAATTTTTTGACTACATCAGAGGTATCTTTGATATCTTCCGAATCATCTCCCAAAATATCTTTGAATTCACCCGAAATTTCTTCCGCCATATCCTTCGCTAATTTGCCGATTTTACCGTCAAATAAACTCTTTAAATGGTCTTGCATATTTTCCATATTGGGTAATCCTTCCATTTTATCGAATGTTTTTTTGAATTCTTCTCCACCAGGCATATTTTCAAATACTTTACTCATATCGGGCATTTCAAATGGTTGTTCGCCATTGTTTTCACTCGTTGAATTATCGCCAGTTTCACCTGTTATATTGGAAAAAAATTCACTAATACCACTGATGGTTTCTTTTAATTTATCATTCAGCTCTGATTCATCTATGCCTTCAAACATATTCATTGTATCTCCAAATGTGGTTTTATCTTTCACTCCACCAACCACCGTAAATAATAACAATTGTAAATATTTCCACATTGTTTTTTTAGTATTTTCAGATAAACCTTCACAGTTAAATAACAATTTAAAATCTACATTTGGTAAAAAAATTGTATTGGTATTGCTATCTGGTTTGAAAATATCTTCGTTCTGGTATAATATATCAAAAAATCTCTCAGGAAAAACACCCATACAATGTTCAAATACGGTTTTTACTTCTTCTTCTGTAAAATCATTAGGTGTAGACCAATTTGACCATAAACTAGAATATTCGGGGAAAGTAATAGATAAATCTTTTGTAAAATCAGTTATCACTGAACGAAAATTATCGGGTATTTTAGTTTCAGTATCCATGAATTATAGTAAATAGTTATGTATGTATTTATTATCTTTTTTTGTAAATATAATATTTATTATATATAACAACATAAAATACAAATTTTATATAGTATAATGAAAATTCTATACGGGTTCGCAGATAAAGTAATTGATATTACCGATATTTGTTTTTCAAAATTGCGAAAGGATAATATAATAACTATACCATATGATGATATTATTAGAGCAAATATATTTACAGACCCAGCGATTCATATTTTAAAAAAAATATATATATTGAATAATCAATATATAACTGAATATGATGATACTGTAATTATACAGATAGATGTATCAAATAATAATGTTGCTACTATAAATAAAGATATACAATTGAATAATGCCTTATACACTTCACAAGCGATTCATTCTAATTTACAAATAAATTATGGAAGTATGAACGATGAATTACCTGAACAACTAATGGCTATATTATATTTAACTGGTAAAGAGAAGGTATTGGAAATAGGTGGAAACATCGGTCGTAATTCATTAATAATTGCTCATATATTAAATAAGCAAAAAAATAATAAACTTGTAGTATTAGAAAGCGATATGGATATTTCAAAACAATTGTGTGAAAATAGGAATATGAATCAATTTGATTTTCATATAGAAAATTCTGCGTTATCAAAGAGAAAATTAATTCAAAAAGATTGGATTACTATGGAAAGTGATGTAGTATTAGAGGGGTATAAAATGATAAATACAATTACGTTGGAAGAATTAAATAATAAATATAATATACCCTTTGATACATTGGTTTTAGATTGTGAAGGAGCTTTTTACTATATTCTCATGGATATGCCCGAAATATTAAATAATATAAAATTAATAATAATGGAAAACGATTATAATGATATTGCTCATAAAGAATATATTGATGCTGTTTTGAAAGAAAATAATTTTTATGTAGATTTTTCATTAGGCGGTGGTTGGGGACCTTGTTTTAATAATTTTTTCGAAGTTTGGAAAAAAAATACATAAATAGTTTCCATAAAAAATGACCAACAGGTCATTTTTTATTTAGGTTTTATAATTGGCTTACTTGTGTCATAGTATCCACTGAACTAGGAGTAGCATAACAACTAGTTGTGTTATTTGATATTCTATAATTATCTATATCGCAATCGTCTTCATTCTTGTATGTTTCAGTTATTATGTTTGATGAAGTAAATAATGTATCAATATTGTCCAAATCGTTTGTTTTGCGCATAGTATGAGTTTGTAGTAATTTTGGTAGTGATTGTGTATGAAATGTATTAAATACATCGGTTTTTCCTACTGCGTGAGAACGGGTTAATTTTGCGGGAGTAAGTTTTATAGTTAATAATTGGTCATCAAAATTATTACCATCATCATTTAGATTATCTTCTTCTCTATAATTCTTAGAGGTAGGAGTAGATGTGTATGTATATTGTCTTCCTTGTGAAGTTTGACGAGCAGTAGTATACATTATACCTAATTGTGTGCCGATGGAATGATACATAATGCTTATATCATCACATAGATTTATTAGGAATTTGTCGTGAGATAAATTATTTGTCTTCATATACATTCGCATTGTTTTGAAAAATATTTTTAATTCATCTTTAAATATTCTTTCTTCTAATTTATCCGACATTGATTTTGCATTGAATAATAATTCTAATGTTTTTTGTCTAAACATATATTTGGTCAAGTCATTATTTATTTTAGTTGTAGCTATATTTGACGATGGACGCATAACCGATACACTTTCCAAATGTTCTAATTGTCCAGATAGTATATTATAATCGGTTGGGTCGCCAATCTCCGCAGTAGAGCATACAATACCATATAATTCGGCACATATAGTGGTTGGACTAGTTGTTTTTATATGATATATTTTTTCGATTTCACCGACGATAATTGGCTCTACTAAACGTTCAACCCACTTGTTCGTTTTCCAATCATATATGAAACCATTTTCTAATACGATTTCTACATTTTTCAATGCTGGATATATGTATCGATGAAGTGTTTCTCCATAAACCAGCGATGATTTTTCCATATTATCTACAAACAAATAATCACAATTTTCATAATCACTTAATTTTTTTAGTAATATTACATTGTGATTAGAACCAAACCCGATAAATACATTGGGGAAATTACTATTTACCATAGTCGCTAATTTACTAGTATTACATTCTCCTGTGGTTGGTTCGCCATCAGTCATAAATATATGACTTACTTGTAAATTTGGTTCTTTTTCTAATACAGTTGTAATCGTATCATTCGCATATTGTAATGCTTTTTCAATATTCGTAGAATTATCGGCTTGTAATGATTGAATGATGGATAGTATATTTTCTTCGTTTTCTTTGTTCACAATCATATTATCAATAACTACATCTACTCGTTCATTAAAAGTATGAACACGCAATCGAATATTCGTAGTATCTAAGGATACAATATAACGAACCATACTTTTGAAAGTTTGTTTTACAACATCGAGTTTAGATACATTATAATATGCGGGTTCATTCATCGAGCCTGTAATATCAACAGTAAAGATAAGTAAAGTAGGAAATTCGGTTTTTTTTGTTTTTTTCATTTTAATACTTAAAATTCCAAATGTTTCGTTTTCATTTATAATATCTAACGCAGGTATATCGCTGTTTGAAAGTAAAGAAATCATAGTTTTTTCAATCAAATTATCTTCTGAAATAACGGTTTTATAATCTGTCTTAGACATTTTGAATTATGAATATATACGGCGATAACTGTTTAAATCGGTTGGGGGTAAAATAAGTGTTTAGCTGTTTAATATAAATATGAAATATAGTAAACCATTCAATTTTTTACTAAATTACCAATCACGATTCGCCATAGGCAAATTCGTAATATCTGATGTTTTTTCATTATGAGTAGCGAGTTCATCTTTATGAAATCGTATTTTTGTTAAAATATATTCTTGGTCGCGCAGCATTTTTTTCCTTTTTTCTAAATCGCTCATTTTATTTTTACTACAATAATATAATGTAATGCCTACAATGGTGATAAATATAATAAAAATACCAATATTAAATACATAATAATAAATGGTAGTGCGATTATTGTGGCACTGTTTTAATGTTTGAAATAAATAATTTTTGGCGGAATTTTCTATAAGTTTCGGATATTCCATCTTTATAATTATAACAGGTATAATTATAAAATAAAAACAGCATATTAAAATAGATTACTATTCACTTTGGTAGGTAATCCATGACCAAATAGTATCATATACAACAATACAAGAGAACCTACAAAAATACTTCTATCAACGGCAACACTTTTTGATTGTTTTAGTATCAAGAATAAAATAACGAAAATAACCAGCGCAATAATGAGCGAATGAACGACCATCAACAAACCCTTTTCCATTTTATAATCTATACACAGAAAAAACGATTAGAAATTCATTAAATAATATAAAACGGCTAAATAGGATAAGATGGCTAAAATAATGGATATTACCCAAATAGGAATCACTGTTTTATTTTTATATCCTACCCCAAATGGCCTAAATCCTCCTTCATTATTGTATAGAAATGCGGGCTTTATGAAATGTATGATAGAGAACAATATCAAAAAAATAAAAATCGCGACATTTAATTTATGATATCTAACAAAACCTTTGATATTCGGCATTTTCAAATTATATTCTATTATATAATTTGAAATTATTTTGCGATTTTTACTACTAAAATTCGTCGTCTTCGTTATAATAATCACCGTCATCATAATCTTCACCTAAATCCGTAATATCATAACCCTCTGCGTCCGCTTCTTCATTATATTCTTCATCCGCTTCTTGCTCTAATTCATTCACATTCTCGCCTACTACATTTGTTGATATTTCATTCATAGGATTTTTTTTAAGCCAGTATACATCTTCCATTAATTCGGTCATTACATTTCCACCTTCGTCAATATCTTGATTCAAAAATTCAACTGCTTCATCTATTTCACGTTCATTTGTCTTTTTATTGTATTTCACTAAGCTTTTTTGTTGTCCGACATTCCATCGTCCAATTCTATAGTTTTTCATTAAATCTTCTACTTTACGTTCTTCTTCACTCATATTTCCAAAAAATTTAACGATTTTATCTTTTTCTTTCTTTTTGTCGCGACCTACATAATGCATAATATTTTCATATGAAAAATTAATTGCCTTTTTATTTTTATCCTCGATTTGTAAAAAGATAGTTAATAATTTACACACTCTTTCACTTAAATCTGTTATATCTAATCTTTCCAAAGTCATTTCTTGTATTTCTTCATTATATTCTATGAAACTTTCATCTGTTATATTTTCAACTGCGCTATTTACGACATCGTATTTTTCTTCTCGAATATTTTCTCGGCGGGTTTGTTTATTATGTTCATTATCCGCTACTAATAAAAGGTTATCTTTACTGAGGTTGATATATTCGTTGATGGCTACATAAAAACAATGAATAAATAAAGAAATAGTAGTATATTTATCAAACAGCGAATAGTATTCTATATTGTCTTTTTCTAATGGACTAATGATGGGTATATTCTTGGTGAAAAGTTGTAAGTTCTCCAAGTTAGAAGAAATTTTTAATAATAATCGGTTCAATACTTCATCATTATGTAAGGAACTCATTTTTGAATAATATGAATCTAGCATGCTTAGTATAGTTTCCATATCGTTTGTTGAAAACCCCCAATGACGTGGGATTGCGTGAGTCGCAAATATACTGTGTTTATTCAAAATCATTGTTGGATATACAGTAGTCAATGAGTATATAACATTTTTAATATATTGACTGAAGGAATATATTTCTTCATCTGTATATGTTTTAATTTCTTTACTATTTAACCAGGAGTGAACCGTTGAAATATAATTTAAAATCTTCTCTAAATCAATCGTTTTCAACGTTTTTGAACCGTATTTTTTCAAAAATTGTAGAATTGTTTCTCGCAATAGATTGTTTTGTTCATATAAATGGTCTTTCAAATTATTTAATTCTGGGGTAGGTTCATGTACCATTTTGTTAGGTTCATACGTAGATAACACGCCGCGTAAAAGTTCTCTTAATGTTAAATCAATAATGTGCGTATTTTGTAAATCCAAATTCTGTAATACATCTTTCAATATATCTACTTTGGTAAATACAATTGGTTTACTTGTATGAACTACATTTTGTTCGGCAATGATAGTCATCAATTGATGTAAATTTTCAACCGTATATCGCTTTCCATTTTTCTTTAAAAATTCGGTCTTCTCTTGTATTGTCCAGGTGGATTGATATCCTGGTGGTTTTTCACTACATAAAGATTTTATTTTTTCAGGAACAGGTAAATTGCGGTCATAATTACAATAATGGATGAAAGCCGCATATATATTTTCTTCCAAATGTCCTAGCGGAATAGCTGGATATTTTATTCCTGTAAATCCTTCGTGATAGAACATGAAGGGGCGAGAGATATCCTTTACATTTTTGATAACCAATCCTAATTTTGAAGCGACGGTTAAATATACATTAATGTTCTCATTGTCTTTCGCAAAATAACGAATAGGATTCACCATATTGCTTTCATTACAACAAGCATTTTCCATAAATGGTTTTAATCCTGAAGTCATCAATAATTCATCCTTCGATTTCACTATTTTATTTATACTTTCAATAATAGCATATCCATACTGAGCCAATTTACTTTTTATAATATTGTAATTTTGATGCTGGATTGGTTTACCTTCTTGTAATAAATTCACGAATTCTTTATGGAAATCGGCGGATACATTATTCGTAGTTTTCACAACGGAGTAATCAACCACCGGTGGTAAGAAATGAACCCATTTTTGAATACTATGTGCGTCATTCAATACAATATCTGGATTCAATAACAAATATTCTTTCTTTTTCAAATATAACTCTATGATATCACTTCGTTTCAAAATAGATTTTTCTAATATAACCTTCATTCTCTCTACAATTGTATTCGGGTTCAATTGTCTCATCGATTTCCAAGGTATTGTATTTGATTTACTACCATCTAGAACACACGCAATATATTTTAGAGAACTCATATCTTCTATACCGGCTAATGGATAACCATTGAACGAACGAACACAGCCAGGAAACGTTTTACGATTTTGGAAGGAAGGAATTGCCGTTTGAATACCTACCAATATGACCGCACCAGTAATAACAATCATCATTTTGTTATAATATTCAGTAAATGGTTCTAATGGTTTTCCGGTATTTTTCTCTTTCAACTCGGATTCTTCGCGATATTTTTCTTCGGTTTTAATGGCTTTGTTCATAATTTCATTCGTTTTGGATAGGACGAATTCTTCCAATACATTCATATCAATATCTATATTCATACATACCGTTTTGTAAATATTGTAAATCATTTCGGTTTTTTCATTTTCAAATACTTTGTCTTGTTTTTTTGTTAATTGTTCAATCATCATTGCGCCCAAATCTTTTTCCATGATATCGTGTGTCTTTACGCGGAAACCGGCTTCGTCATAACCTTCTTCGGTGCTATAATCTATTTTACGGATAGAAAAACCACTGTGTTTATCATAGATAGAATCGCCATCGTCATCTCCGCCAATTTCTTTACATAATTCTATTTGCGCCAACGCATAATCCCCACCAGTGATAAATGTAAATGCTAATTTATATAAGAAACTAGGCATTAATTTGGTGTTGGTTTCTATACAATATTTCCAGTAAGGGCTTTCACTCAAATGGTCAATCATTGGATCGCGACAGAATTTATCTACGAAACGCACAATATCGTATTGTTTTTTAGTAAAATCTTCTTGTGATAGGATTAAATCGCGTAATTTTAAGTAGGGGGAAGTGATAATTTCTTCGGTATTCGATAATTTTCCCAATTCAAACGCCAAATTATTTGCTTTATGACGTTGTATATCATTTAATATTTGTAATTTTAATAATCGTTTACGATAAAATTCTATATCGTGTTCTAACGACTTTTCCAATTCTTCTACGGATACGACATAACGCTTATCAAATTCACCTACTAATTTTTCACGGCTTAGTTTCTTCAAACGGTCTTCGGTTTGATTTAATGTTTCACAAATGTTATTTTTCGTATTTTTATAACAAGATGAACTAATATTACAGAATAAAGTATTGGTATCGATAAAAGCTTCTTCGGAAATTTCTTTATCGTGAGTCCATACATTTTTAATGCGACGATAATATTCTATTTTTTTGCGAAGGTCTGCTTCATTTTCGATTTCTTCTTGTTCCTTTTTAGATAATGTTGAAATATCTACACTTGCGGGTAAAACGGGTCTGATTTCTAAGATAGCATAATCCCCGTTATTCACTTCTTTTTTTCCGTGAATTAAGGTTTTGGCCAAATCTTTTGATAATGCGGGTGGACAATCGTGTTTTTGAACCAGGTTCTCAGCCAAGTATTCAATAAATTCATCCGCCAACATTTTCTTTTGTTCTTCTTTGTATTTTTTCAATATATCATAGGGTGTATCATCAAATTCTTTATCATAATATACATCATCATTATTATTGTCTTTTTGTAATTCTTTTAAACTACTATATTGTTTCGACAAATAACGGCGCACACAATCACCTGGCTTGATTTTTTCAACATCCGTCATTTCATCCACATTTGGTTTCGATAATAAATTCATTAAATTATCAGGGGTTACCAAATCAATCAATAAAGATTTTATCAAATAACTGTAAAAATTACCATTATCCAGTTGGTTCATATAAGATAATACTTCTGTTTCGGAAATGTTTGTTTTCTCTTTATTTTTCGTTAACAATTTATAGTTTTCATAGAAAGCATCGATAAATTCCTTTTTCGCATCAATCAAATTGAAAATAGGGTTTATCGCAGTTGGAACATCATATTTGGCGTTTCGCAATGTGCTCATTTTATAGGCTTTTTCCGCAAATTGTTTTTTAATATCAAAAATCTTGTTTTTAATAAAATAACGTATTTCCATATATTGTTTATAACTAATATCGTTCGTATATACCATAAAAGGTTCTAATGCCTGAACAACATCAATAAACGAAATTTTATTCTTGATATACTTTTGAAATACTTTTATCAATAATTTGGTTCTAGGAACAATAACGTTCAACATATTTTGAAATTTATCCTCATCCTCTCCGATTTCATCGGATAACAAATATTCTTCGATTTTGGATAAAAATTTGATATTGGAATCCGCTTCTATTTTTTCATAATTGATTTCATTTTCGAAATTTTCAATGGTATGAGGAATAATATCCGTTTTTGAATGTAAAGCACGGAATAACATAAAAAAATCATTATGTAAGTTGGAACGTTCTAACATACTGGTCATTGGTAAATTAATTTTTGAGAATTGAATGACTGAGGAAGGCAACATAATAAGAGATTTCAATGATAGTTTATCATTTGGTATCATAGGTTCTCGAACATATACTTTTTTCCCATTCTTCATTACTTTTTCGCCCATTTTCGTCAAGCCTAAATTATATCGTTGGACTACAAATTGTGTAATATTTTTGTTGTACGCAAACCCCCGCCGCATGCTATTGACTGGTTTTATAGTTTCCGATTTATAATTACCCAAATTATCAATGATTGTATCAATATCCGCGAGAACCTGTTTATTGGTAATAAATTTGTTAGGATCGTTTACGTCATCAAATGGTTTTAGGGCATTATTATATTCATTATGTAAAGTGGAGTAGGTAGAAAATTGGTTGGTCTTTTTGTTTTTATAATAATCCATTTGTGTGTAATACATATTTATAATGGCGCGCTTATCAAATATACCAGCACCCCCATCAAATAGACCAGGTTTAACAATGGAAACAACAGGTAAAACCCATTTTAATTTAAAATCTAAATTGTATAATTTATCAACGAGTGGTTTGTATAATGGTCCAACTTTCTTGAAATCACTAATATTTTTGTTGTTATCGAATTTTGAAAAAAGTTCTCTTAATTGTTTGAAACGTTCGATTAATAAATGTATATCATCCATAACAACTTTGGTTCTCTGACTGTTTGGAATGGTTGATAATAATTCATCCATTAAATCATTCACTTGGACTTCAATACTATATCTTTGTTGTCCTTCAGGTATTTCAACAATATCTGTAATATCTTCCAACATTTCACCGAAAACAATCGCATCACCTTCGATAAACTCTTGTTCAAGTATATTATTGATATTCACATCCTTTTCGGCATCTTTGGGTATATCTATAATACTTTCTCCCATTTCAGTAAATTCAATAGTCGCTTTGTTGTCTAGTAAACTATCTTGTAAAATATTATCTATTTCGCCTTCTTCTACCTTTTCTTTTAAAGAGGCAAGAGAACTTTGCTTATTCATACTGGTGGGTGGTTTGCGAATAACAATTTTTTCAATAGGAATATGTTCAGGAATACCTTTGTATTCGAAATCAATGTACATTACAACTAAATCTGGAAAAGTGGTAATTTCAATCATATCTTCTTCTAAATTAGTAATTTGGCCAGTAATAACCGCGGGAGCTTCACCACCAAAATGAACATCAATCCAAGTATTTGGGAGTAAATTATTCATTCTACAATAACCTTTTTCTTTACTACTGCTTAATATTTCAATGGCTGTAATACTTTCATCACTAATATATCCGTTGGGCAATATATTCAATTGATAACGTTTAAAATTACTAATATTAATGAGTATCATTTTATTATCGTCGATATAGGTTATCAAATAACTCATTTCATGAATATCAGGATTAGAGGGCGCTAATATATGAATAATATCGCCTAATTCAAATGATAAAGATTTTTCATAGATAATATGTTTGTCCGTATCTGTATCTTCCATTTATTATATAGTGTTAAATTTTTTATGTGAATAAAGAACTAAATTATATTTACACAAAATATTAAAAATAGAAAGTAATTAAAGATAAAATTGGTATTACACTATAATATGTCTAGTAAAGTAGAAAGTATGAATGAAACAGTGTGTTATACAGTGGATGTTGAAAATTTTTCCAAAGATATCATAACTATGAAAACTTATCTCAAAAATGATACGCAATATGGTATTTTAAAATATGATAAAAACAAATTAACCGTAGAAAATATAGAAAATACCTATTATCGTTCTATTATTACTACTGCCGCCCCAGAACATCGTATTTTATCCTTTTCTCCACCCAAGGCATTAACAAACAATAGTTTTTACGAAAAATATTCGGAAATCAATGATGATATATTGGTAAATGAAATCGTAGAAGGAACTATGATAAATTTGTTTTTTGATGACCGAGTTCAAAAATGGGAAATCGCATCCAAAGGCGCAGTGGGTTGTTCGTATTTTTATTATCGAAATCAATACGATGTAGACTCAGACAAATCAAATCAATTAACTTTTTATCAAATGTTTATGGACGCGATGTGTGGTAAAGAAGGTCAGCAACTGAATGATTTGGCCATTTTGGAATATTTACCAAAAACTCATTCATATAGTTTTGTATTACAACATCCTGAGAATCACATTGTATTAACGATTCCATCGCCAAAATTATTTTTAGTAGCGGTATATGAAAAAGTAGGCAATACTACGGTAAAATATATTCCACCAACAGTATTTGGAAGTTGGGAAGTATTTGCGAATAGTAATATTCAAATTCCCAATCAATACAAAGTATCGTCATATGAGGAAGCAAAAGAAACCTATTGTTCTATACAGAATGATTTTACAAGTATAGGGGTCATGTGTGTACATTTGAAAACGGGAGATAGAACATGTATTAAGAACCCTTCCTATGAAGAAATCAAATTATTACGTGGAAATAATCCTAATTTACAATACCAATATTTATGCGTTCGTCGTATGAATAAAGTGAAGGATTTTTTATATTATTTCCCGCAATATCGTGGTTTATTTTATCGTTTTTACCAAGATTTTGAAAATTTCATCAATAATGTTCATACATCGTATTTAACCTATTATATTCAAAAACAAGAAATCGTAATCTCAAAAAAATATGCTCCCCACGTATTTAAAATCCATCACGAAGTATATTTACCATCCTTACAAACTGAAGAACCAATTATTGTGAAACGTAAAGTAGTGAAGGAATATTTTGAAAAGATGGAACCACGTGAATTAATCTATCATTTGAATTATGATAGACGAATGTATATGAAAAGTTTTTTGAGCGAGACAACTAAATAAAATATAAAAAATTATATATGATGCTGTATCATATATAATTAACAAAATGTTTATAATCCCGAATAAACTTCAGACAATCTACTCAAGTTTTGTAAGTATTTCATAGTATGTGCTTTATTTGTGTCGCTCATATCTTTCACAGGTTGTCGCAATGTATCTATAATTTGCATAATCGATTGTGAATTCGCCAAATGTCCTATATCATCATTATAGTCTTTTTCATAAAAAAATTCGATTTCACCTCTATTAATAATTTCAAAATAAGGTAGATATATAAATTTATACCAAGCCTTAATAATAGCGGTAGGATTGGCTCGTTTAATCATATCAAACGAGTGTTTGGATACGGGTAAATCTTTATTTTCTGGAAAAATATTAATAATATCGTCTAAAAAATCGAAAAAATGGTTATTGAATGCTTTTAATATATTACTTTTTTCAGACATTGAAATGACTTATAAAAATAGTATGAGAAACCCTTTATATTATTTTTCCGCATTTTTTATATAATTCTGGGCTGTTGATTCAGTTGACCCATTTCTTCTGTTCGCTGTTTCTGTAATGTATCTATGGTAATACTATTGGATAATTTATTTGGACGATATGTATCAGGAGGGGTATTAATCGCAAAAGTATCATCTTTTGCTGATACATAATTGTACATTTGTCGCATACCACCAGTGCCTTTACAACTGAGTTCATCAGGGGACATATTGTAAAAGGTAAATTGTTCAGATACAATATTACAATTGTTGCTACTGTTTAAAATATACCCCATAGGTTCTCCTTGTTGTGCGGTAGCTTTATTCGTCATGGATGTAATATGTTGTTGATATTGCTGAACGATATCATCTCCGCCGTATATAACTTGATAATTTTTTTTCACTAATAACAAAGCAGGAACACTATGTATATTGGGAGGCAAGACAACTTTACCACCATTTTCTAATTGAATATAGATTTGATTATTTTTAGGGTCTCTAACACGTTTATCAATACAAATAAAACTGATTTTATCAACCACTGATGTTTTTGCTAGAGTTTGTAAAACTTTTTGTGAATGTTTACAAAAATTGCTATAATATAAAATATCCATTTTCTTATATTATAGTAAAAAAGCATTTTTTATTTACAAACGAAATTTACATTTTACCGCTACACATGGAATATAATAATCTATTTTGGAAATAGAAAATAGTATAACCTAGGACAATGGAAAACATTTTAATATAAAAATTAACGCCTTTACCCTTTGTAATTCCAATATATAAGGAAGAAAGGAGAACAACGGCCATAAATATAAATCCTAAAATGGATAAATAGTAAAAATAGATGCAATAATCTTTACTTAGAGAACCAAACAATGTATCCATAATATCATTCATTTCTATATTTTAACTGTAGAAATAAATTGCTAAATTATTTAAGTGAATTTACACACATAGTATAAATTACACGGGTTTGCATGTACATAACAGCGTTCACGAATACGCCCAATAAAATGGCGAAGATGGTGGTGAAACTGAATTTCTTGATCTTGAAGATAGCAACAAGAGCTGCTGCGATGGAGCCAAGTAAACCAATGAAGGCGACAATAATCATGATAAAACTGATTAAGCACCAATCTTTGCCGACAGTGCCGAAAAACAAATCAACGAGTTTATTCATTATAATTTAACTTAAGAAATTTTTTACTAAAGCGCCTAAATATATTTTATAATTATTAAAACTTTACTTACAAAAAAATTCTACTAAAATAAAAAACAGTATAAACAAATTTTATGTAATAAAATATATTGTGTAATTTATATACGAATGGATAATTCTACTATATGGAAAATAATCGATAAATATTTCACAGACAATCCACAATCTTTAGTAAGACATCACGTAGAATCCTATAACGATTTTTTCAAAAACGGTATTTTCAAACTTTTTAAGGAGAAGAATCCAATCGCAATACAAACGAATTTCGATAAAACAATCAATGATTATAGAAACAAATGTTTCATGTATTTGGGTGGTAAAGATGGAAGTAAAATTTATTTCGGCAAACCAACCATATATGATGATAAAAATAGTCATTATATGTTTCCAAACGAAGCCCGTTTGCGAAATATGACGTATGGAATGACGATACACTATGACGTTGAAATTGAATTTATAGATATTTTAGGCTCAACTGAACAACCTAAATTGATGGGTATAGAAGATATTGAAATGTTTGGTGGTGATAGCGATAGTGAAGATGAAAACGCAAACAATCGTTTGTTAGAAATTGAACAATATGGAAATGGTAAATTGACGGAGGAACGTTTAAATGAAATAAAACAACACAAACGCGAAAAGGCCGAGCGAGAACTACTAGAAGGAGGTGCGAAAGTGAAAATTACAAAAAAGAAAGAAGTAAAATTGGACGAATTAACTCCTGCGCAAAGTGAAATTATTAGAGAAGCGACCGAAAAATCTATGGTAGGAAATACACAAACATACAACACCGTTTTGGAAAAAATATATTTGGGTAAATTTCCTATTATGGTTCAATCTGATTTTTGTGTGTTGGGTGGATTACCAAAAGAAGTGCGCCATACGATGGGTGAATGTTCAAATGATATGGGTGGTTATTTTATTATTGATGGAAAGGAAAAAACGGTGATTACACAAGAAAAATTCGCCGATAATATGTTGTATATTCGTGATGTGAATGATGAAGAAGTCATGTATTCCGCCGAAATACGTTCGGTTTCTGAGAACGTATCAAAACCAATTAGAACATTATCCGTAAAAATGTTGACCCCTACTAAAAGGTATACGAATAAAAATATAGTGGTGAATATTCCGAATGTGCGTAAGCCCGTTCCATTGTTTATTGTATTTCGTGCGTTAGGTATCATTAGTGATAAAGAAATCATCACCATGTGTTTATTGGATTTGAACAAATATGATTCCATGGTTGATTTATTCATACCATCTGTTCACGACGCATCTATTATTATGACGCAGCGAAGTGCTCTTCAATATCTTTCTTTATTAACCAAAGGAAAAACAATTGCGAGTGTTCTACATATTCTTTCCGATTACTTTTTACCACACATTGGTGAGACTAATTTTTTGAACAAGGCCTATTATTTAGGTTATATTGTATTCCGTTTGTTGTGTGTTCAAACTGGATTAGAACCACCAACCGACCGTGATAATTTCAAATATAAGAGATTAGAATTAGTAGGTTCTCTTATTCACGATTTATTTCGCGAATATTATACAAAACAACAAAAACATATTAGTTTAGAATTCGATAAACGTATCAATTTAAAAGAATCGATTTATGGAAATAATTTACAAAAATTGGTGAAAGATTTTTACAAAGAAATATTCAATAAACGTATCGTAGAAACTGGGTTTAGAAAGGCATTCAAAGGTAATTGGGGTGCGGAAACACATACCAAACGTATAGGTATTGTTCAAGATTTGAACCGTTTGTCGTTCAATTCGATGATGTCGCATCTGCGCAAAACGAATTTGCCGCTAGATTCCAGTGTAAAATTGGTAGGACCACGTGTATTACATAGCACTCAATGGGGATTGTTTGACCCAATTGATACACCCGATGGTGCGAATATTGGTATTCATAAACATTTATCTATATCGGCGTATGTATCACAGGGAATACCAAGAGAACAAATGATAACATGGTTAAGAGAAAAGATTAGTATGAAAAAAATAGAAGATTGTTCTCCTATGATATTATCAAGAATGACCAAAATTATATTAAATGGTTTGTGGGCGGGTTCTATTGGAACAGACCCCGTAGAAGCGGTTCGCAAAATTAAATTATTCCGTCGTAATGGATTGTTGCCTATTTATATTAGTGCTACGTTCAATATAAAACAACAGACCATTTACATTTATACCGATAGTGGACGTATTTGTAGACCTATTTTTTATAAAGATGAAGAAACTGGTAAAATGTGGTTTGAAAACAAAACTTTGTTGAAAAAAATAATGGACAACGATTTTTCGTGGGATGAATTAACCACTGGTTTTAATAAAAAGAAATTGGAAGATTTCAAACCAAATAATTATAAAATATATGAATTAAATCAATTATATGAAGGTATTGAAAGTGAAGTTAAACCTGAAAAATTACAACGATTTATGGAGAAAAAAGCAATCATTGAATATGTAGATAGTAATGAAAGTGAAGATGCGTTGATTGCGATGAATATGGAAGAATTAGTAAAGAACAATAGACATACTCATTTGGAAATACACGAGTCTTTTATTTTTGGTATGATGTGTAATTTAATTAATTTCCCTGAGAACAATCCAGCGACACGTAATTCATTCTCTTGCGGTCAAAGTAAACAAGCGTGTTCAGTATATCATACAAATCATCAAGTTCGTATGGATAAAACAGCGGTTGTCTTGTGTTCAGGACAAATTCCATTGATTAAATCGCGATATTTGGAACATATCAACAATGAAGAGAACCCATATGGTGAAAATGCAATTGTAGCTATTATGTGTTATACTGGTTATAATGTAGAAGATGCTATTTTGATTAATGAAGGAGCATTAAAACGTGGTTTATTTAGAACTACTTATTATAGTACATATGAAGCACATGAAGAAAAAACGATTGAAGGCGATAGTATAATGAGTGAACAATTATTTACCAATATTGAAGATGAAGAAAGAGTAGATAAGAAAAAACCTGGACACGATTATAGTAAATTGGATAAATTTGGTATTATTAAAGAGAACTCTTTTGTAGATGATAAAACGATATTAATTGGATTATCGGCAAGTGATAGCACGAATAAAGGTATCAAGCGTGATATGTCTATCACACCTAAAAAAGGTCAATTGGGTGTAGTCGATAAAACATTCATTACGGAAAGTGAAGAAGGTCAGCGTATAGCGAAAGTAAGAGTTCGTGAAGAAAGAATACCAAATATTGGTGATAAAATGGCTTCTCGTGCGGGTCAAAAAGGAACTATTGGTTTAGTGATTCCAGAAGAAGATATGCCTTTCACCAAAGATGGTATTCGTCCAGATATGATTGTGAATCCACACGCAATTCCTTCTCGTATGACGATTGGTCATTTGGTAGAATGTATTATTGGAAAAGCGTGTGCGTTTTATGGTGGTTTTGGTGATTGTACCGCGTTTAATAATAAAGGTTCTAAAATCGGTGTGTTTGGTGAAATGCTCCCAAAAGCTGGATTTCATTCATCGGGTAATGAAATATTATACAATGGTATGACTGGAGAACAAATCGAAACCGAAATTTTCATAGGTCCAAATTATTATATGCGATTAAAACACATGGTGAAGGATAAAATCAATTATCGTCCATTAGGTCCACGTACCGCATTAACCAGACAACCCGTTGCTGGAAGAGCAAATGACGGTGGTTTACGTATAGGTGAAATGGAACGTGATTCAGTGATATCACACGGAACCGCAGATTTCTTACGTGAATCTATGATGGAACGAGGTGATAAATATTATATGGCGGTCTGTAATAAAACTGGTTTAATTGCGATATATAATCCAGCGAAGCATTTGTTTATTAGTCCTATGGCCGATGGTCCTATTAAATTTACAGGTTCATTAACTGATAAAGAAATGAATATCAATAATGTAACGAAATATGGTCGTGATTTCAGTGTCGTATGTATTCCATATACTTTAAAACTATTGATACAAGAATTACAAACGATAAATGTTCAAATGCGTATTATAACGGAAGATAATATTCAACAATTAGAGAACTTGACGTATTCAAATAACGTGGATAAATTATTGTCTACGAATCATATTGAACCGCAAAAAATAGTAGATGATATTAAAATTGCTTTACGAAAAGAAAAACCAAAGTTTGAAATGAAATCGCCAAGCCCCGATTCTTCTCCTGATAGTGTGAAATCGCCAGATTCACCACCATTTGCTCCAAATGATGATAATTCGCCACCATTTGCGCCAAATGATGATAATTCACCACCATTTGCTCCTGGTTCACCAGTGAAATTATTATATGAAGATGATGTATTTGACGATGATGGTTCCCCTGGTTTTAATCCAAATTCTTCTCCCAAATATAAATTTGCTGAGCATGAAGACCGTATGTTAGATATTTTTGATAATTTGGATAAATCATCGACCCCATCTTTATCTCCACCATATAGTTCAGAAACAGGAACAGAAGCATTAGAAAGTAAATTTGTGAAAGGTGAAGTGGTTCATTTCCGTGGTGATTTTTTACCAAATAGAATATGGAAAATAAGAAATGTAGGAGACCGATTTATTACAATTGAGACCGATAATTTAGAAGGAATGGATGATAAAGATAGTATTAAAGTCGTAACGAAAATGGATATTTATCGCCCAGGAGATTTTACCTATAATGAACACGTATCTCTGAATAATAACACTACTCCTGCCCAACCCCCACAATCGAAACTTACACATGGAGGTTTTCATGAACAAACACCAGCGATTAATTTCGCCCCTGTGTTCAAAATAATGAATGGCGGAAATGATTTTTCAAATGGCGACCCAAATGCTACAGTAGTCGATAGTGATATGATTCCGAATGTGGTTCAAAGTGGCGGAGAAAAATTAAACACATTAACTGATTTAGCTGTATCCGCAAAACCAAAAATTGATACACCAGTTTCTTCAGGAGGGGACGCGCCACCATCGAAAACAATCGATTTTAATAACTTGGTTATTAAAAAAGTGTAAAAAATTGATTAAAAGATAAATAATATATAAAGATATATATTATTTATATAGGAATGTCTACCACAAGTAATCGTGTTTTAAGTATTTACAAGTCTAGAAAAACCATTTTAGAAATATTGGAATACCAAAATTATGTAATTGAAGAATACAGTGCGTTCACCATTAATGAAATCGACGCAATGTATAAAAATAAACAATTAGATATGTTGTTAACTCACGAATCTAATAATACAAAAATATATGTAAAATATTGTTTAGATACCAAACAATTAAAACAGCAATTGGATAATTTTATTGAAGATTTATACACGATTGAAAATATATTAACCAAAAAAGATACATTAATCATTATCATGGATGATGATATCAATGATACGACCCAAACCCGTTTGAAATATTTATTTGACCACGATGGAATATTTATCGTTCTTCATAATATAAAACGATTACAATTTAACATATTAAATCATACATTAGTTCCTGCTTGCAGTGTATTGAATGAAGAAGAATTAAAAGATTTGAAAGAAAAATATAGCATTAAACAATTATCTCAATTACCAGAAATTTCTAGATTTGACCCACAAGCTTTAGCTATGTGCTTACGTCCAGGTCAAGTATGTAAATTTGAAAGGGATAGTATGACTGCCTTAAAATATAATTATTATCGTGTTTGTGTATAGAAAAATAATAGCTATATATATAGAGCAACGCGTATTTTAACTGCCGACTTACATAGCAAAAATAACAGGTTTAAAACACGAGCGCTTCCTTTCGGATTAACTATATTCTATATAATGGGTTTATTATCTGCTTACTTTTTTTTGGTAGATAAGCAAATTCCCATCTAATGTTATTTCATTTACTACCTTAATTGAAACAACTATTTATTATTAAATGCTTGTTTTTGATTCTTTAATCTTTGCTATTTTTACTACTTTTCTGGTAAATTGTTCTGGTCTTGTTTGACTTTCTAAATAACATTTTCCAAGTAATAATATATTCTTACAAGCATTTTTATCTCTATTCACGAATATACGACATTTCGTTTCCTCTTTTGGAGTTAGTATTTCGTGAAGTGATTTTTGATGTTTCTTTCTTTTTATAATTACATTTTCCATTTCTTTCAATGTTTTATTATATAACTTACTGGTATTAAATTCGTTTATTTCAACAATATCAAATCTACTTAATAGCAATTTTTTCATACCAATATTTGGTGTTGGAATACAACCTTTCATTTGGGTTGTTCTACTATAATCTCCGTGTAAAATAACAATCTTTTTACCTTGTTTTATTTCTTCTTTGGTAAGATATGTATTTTCAATCTCATTCAATAATTTAACCTCACTTTGTTTGATTCTGATAAATCTGCGAAATGCTAATTTACGAAATAAAGGGTTTTGGTAAAATTCTTTAACTTCATTATTCAAAATGGTTTTGTTTGTAATAAAATTCTTATATTTTTCTTGGTTCAAACTTCTTGAATTGAAATTTGATAAATTTGTTTCTTTTTCTATAATACCATTCTTCTTCTTTTCTTGTAAAATAATATAATTACTTTTCTTGGTATATGTTTCCACCCTCCTTCTACAAGCGGTATATTTGAAGAACTTATTATTTTCATCAATCATAGTAATTGGTCTAATTTTACCAGGGTCTAATGAAACTAACTTGTATTTGTCTGTTAAATATTCATCGCATTTTTCTTTGGATAAATCTTCTACTTTGGTAAATTCAAATTCATTATTTACTTCTGGTAATTTTTCTCCAAACACTTTATTTTTATATTTTTTCAAAATGAATAATAAAGAACAACTAAAACCATCTGTAATAATTTGATTATAAAAAACATATTCTTTCTGGTTGAAAATATTCTTTTTTTCTAATTTCAAAATTTTGCTCCAAATATGTTTTTGATGTTTCTTTGCATGTAATACTAATTCACTTTTATTATAAGAAAAAATGGTCTTCTTTTTATCGTCAATCAAATCAATAATAGATGGTGTATTCAAGACAATATGTTTGGGAACAATATTATTTCTTTGTGGTATAACTTGATAAGGACGCTTTCCTAATTCTTCTATTTTCTGATTGATATAAAATGAGAATTTTATATATTTTTCTGGATTACATTTTACATCATAAGCGACGGATTTATTCACTTTGTTAGGAAACAAACATCCTTTGTTTTGTTTAATCCAACTATGATATTCTTTCTTGGAATTTTCTATTTTATTATTTATTAAATCGCTCTTCAAATCACGAATTTCTTGGTTAAGTTCTTTATAAAGTTCTTTACGCTTTTCTTTATCTTTTTCTTTCTTAATTTCTAATGATTTTGGTTCTTTGAATAAACAATTGATATATTTGAATAAATGCTTTACAAAATGAGTAGAAATATTTGTTTTGATACAAGTAATCATTTCATTTGCGGTTTGTGTTATAATAAAACTTTTGTTTGAATAACAATGTTTCTTATCTACTAATTTACTAAATACATCATTGTAAAATCGTTTTATATCTGATTTACCAGAAGCATTTTTAATATTTTCTTCTTTTGTTTTTTGTCCTTTTTTCGTATTTGAGGAACTAACTGTTTTGATTATATCCAATACAAATTGTTTGTTAATCTTTGGAAATTCTTGATTACGATGTAATTTATCCAATAAAAACAACCGAATAAATTGATAAGATAAAATAACAACTTCATTTATATCTAATACTGCGTTTTCAATAATAGGTTGTAATGTATCATAATTTTTCAAAATACATTTCAAAGGACACTTAATAATCTGAAAAACTGGTTCGTTTTCAGGTGGGTCGGGCGGTTTTTCTTCCAATTCCATTCTATATACTTATAAAAAGAAAATAATTCTTTATATATCTTTTTCAAGATATATAAATTTCCTAAATATTTTCATTATTTATATTTTCTAATTCTTTTTGTTTCTTTTTTTCTTTCTGTTTCAAATATGCTTTTTTAGCATATTCTTTTAATTTATCAGGATTTTCTTGCGCTAATTTTTTTAATCTTTCTTTTGCTTTTTCATTTACAGTTTCTTTATTTTTTTCATAATAATTCTTTCGTGAGTTATTATAATTTTCTAATAATTTTTTTAATTTTTCATTTTCTTCTTTTAATAAATTGTTCTCTTTTATAACTTCTTCTATAGTATTATTCATTTTACATAAATAATACAAATATATATTTAATTTATTTATAAAATTTAATATATATTATATATTAAGTAGACACTTAAATTCCGCATTGCTCTAAATGACTGATTATACGAATTTATTAGTAGGATATAGTGCGAATGATTTTTTTTATGTAAAAGCACTGAATGAAGGAGAGATGCCTTCGGCGAGTGATTGTGCTGTTTTGAAGCCATATGATGAACAGTGGGATATCAGTTGTAATTCAACCAATTACAGTTCATCAAATGATAATATATTAAACTGTAATCAAAAAGAATTATGTAAAAATAAAGATAAAGCCGTTGTAATAACCGAATTACAACATAATCATATTGGTTCTGACCAGAATTATTTAGATACAAAAGACGCATATAATACTGCTATTGTTAAAACCGTTAATTTAGGAATAGGTATAATTGTATTAATAGGATTGATTTATACAAATAGAAATATATAAATAGTATATAATGAATACACTACCTATCATAGAAGGATTAACTACAGGGTCTAACGAAAATACGATAAATGGTAATACGGTTATTAATGATGTTAAAAATTTTCAACAAGAATATAATAAATATATTCAAAATGGGTATAATGATTTTTCAGTTCAATTTACAAAATTAACTGATTCATATACAAAAGTGATAACCGATACAAATTTAAAAGGAGATGTTGTTATTGATGGTTCGCATAATTATATAATGAATAATTACAGAGATAATATAGAGCAACGACAAGAATTAGATGATAAATTGAAAGAAGTGTATAAAACAAAAGATTCATTGTATAATAGTGAGTATAAAACAGTATATGATGCAACTATGATGTCTGGTGTTTTATTAACTATTTTAGCATCTTCTTTATTATATTATTCGTTTTCACAATTATAATATCATAATATTTTAATATATATTATGAATTCAATTCAAGTTATTCCTCCACCTGATAGTTTTACCAATAATACAATATATGTAAATAACTTGACCGACGCAGATAAATCATTTCAAAACGGCTTATATTTAGCTACGTGCTCTTCCTATAGCGATAGTAGTCATAATGCGTTTCATTCGTTTGATGGAAGTTCAAATACATATTGGCGGTCTGGTGCCATCAATGGTAATTTAAATAGTGAAAGTAAGACATACCTTCGTGCCGCATATAATGGTATGGTTCCTTCCTCTTTTGTTGGTGGAAGTGATACACTGTATTGGAATACCTTGGTCGGTAATGAAAAATATTATGGTGAATGGATACAGATACAAATTCCATATTCAGTTTATTTAGCGGAATATAGTATTACATCCGCGAATTTTCCTCGCAAATTTGTATTTTTAGGTTCAAATGATGGCTTTACTTGGACGCTTCTTGATAAACAATCATTAACAAGTGCTCCTTCTGCTGATAGTACTATATCATATATAGCAAAATCTATCATTAAATATTCATATTTCCGTTTGGTTATTTCACAACTATTTCAAGGAACTACTACTACGATTACAGAATTAAATATAAAAGGTAATAATAATTTATTATTGAATATAAAACCTACCGAAAGTTTTTCTAATATGAATTATCAATCCTACAATGAGCAGAAATTAACTTCTACCGAATATATATCTAGCGTTAAAATGCCTTGTGGTTCTTGTGGGGGATACAAACCATATTCTAATTATGAAATATTATCAGTGAATAGATTGGTTGAAAATTTTGATGATCATGGATTTGTTGCGGGTAATGTAGATAATATACAAACTAAGCAAATACAACCATTAAGCCAAATAATAAATGATACAAGACAATTGAATACAAAAGTAAATCAAAATATAAATAATATAAGCGGTAATCTAGTTAGTTATAATGTTTTAAAATCAGTATTGATGAGTTCAAACTATGATTACAGCGGTAATACTTTATTATATGTGAATGATGAAAAACCAAAAACAGTTGACGCATTACAAAGCGATGTAAATGATTATGCGATACAAGAAAAAAATGTATTTATCATTGGTTCGATAAGTATGGCTATATTAGTTTTAGGAAGTATTATGTTTTTACGAAATTAAATATTATATTATAATATAATAGTTTTATAATATAAATGAGTTCTGAATCAGGTATTTCAACAAATTTGGGTCAATTGTATACAAATTTAAATAATCAGGTAGTAAACACCAATGATGTATTATTAAAACAACAAGATGTGATAAATATAATAGAAGCAGAAAAAGAACGGTTATTATTGAAGAAACAAACCATTGACGATTCATTACAACAACAGAAAAGATTAATTCAATTGAATAATAGTTATCGTTTAAGATATACAGATTACATTAAGATTATGTTATTTATAACATTTGTGATAGTGTTATTTGTAGGAATTGTATTAGCTCAACGTTATCTCCCTTTTATTCCATCCATTGTATTTGAATCTATGTTGATTTTATTAATACCTATTTCAATCGTTGTAATGTATTATAGATTCCGCAATTTGATGCTACACAATAATATGAATTATGATGAAATTGATTATAAACCACCAAACTTTTTGTCTGACCAAGAAAAATTAGCGGCACAAGTAAAAGCGCGCGAAACACAACAATCCAGTGGTGATTTATTGGGTGGATTAAGTGGATGTGTAGGAAAAGATTGTTGTGGTGGAACAACTCAATGGGATAGTGGAAATTTAGTATGCGTTAGTGCTACTAACGGTTTCACTACTATTGATTATGCGGTTATGAATGGAGATATCAACGTTAGTGGTTTAAAAACATCAAATGACGCTATAAAACCGAATTCCCCCAATGAATTTAAGGATTATGCAAAATATTAAAATCTATATTATATATAAAGTATATAATATGGGTTGTACGACTGATTTAAACAATATAACCGTTAAATATAATTCGTTGAAAGCAAAATATGATACATTAGATAAAAACTATAATAGTTTGAATAAAAACTATGGGAAATGTGTAAGCGACTATAAAACATTACAACATAATTATAAAACATTAAATACGAATTTTAATAATTTAAATGCTTCCTATAACGTTCAAGCAAGTAATAATCAAGGTCTTTTAGATAGTTTAAGAATAACTGAAACATTTCAGGAAGGTTTAACTGGAGATGAACCAGAGATTATATATAATGCGTTAATAAAAAATGATATTAAATATTACAATACAATTACAGAAGAAAATAGTAAATTAGATTCTGAAATAAAAAAAATAAAAAATAATTATTCTACGGATGACCAAAAAGTATATTATCAGGGTCAACAATTGTATATGATAAATAATGCTATTTTTTATATGTCTATGTTTTATTTCACGTTGCTTGCGGTTTTGATATATTATTTATATTACAATAAAACTGTATCTTTTTATATTAAATTGGCGATTATAGCGGGGGTTCTCATTTATCCATATATTATTCTACCATTTGAACGATTTTTATTATATCTAGGAAAGTATATTTTATCTTTTGTAAAAGGTAATCCAGCGGTTAGAGCATCATAATATTATTGTAATATAGATTTATGTAGCATTTTTCGCCAAGTATTCATTCGTTCTAATGCGTTGGTTTCCAATATAATTGACTGTTTTATTGAATAATCTGTATTCAATAATCCATCTTCTTTGTGCTTGAAAACCCTATTTCGAAATAAATGATAGGCATCAATATATGCCTGTTCTATGTTTCCATTTAATCTATGAATATTATAAATCATGCATCGGTCAAAATCGTATGCGGCCAATAAATCGGCTTCTCTAACAATATGATAAGCGTGTTGATACAAACCTAAATCAGGAAACCCATTTTTTTTTACTGTTGAATACGACATCGTACTTATGATTTGTTTTGTAATATCAATTTCATATTTTTCCATTTTATCTTCTAGAAATTCTTCAATCATATACATTCCTTCTGTTTCATCCATATACTTTTTATCACATAAGTCATGTAATACAGCAGAAACCATTATGATTTTTTCTTGGGACAACAAGAACGGGTTGATTATTTTTTCATTTTCATAAATATTATGAGCATTATGCAATACATTCATACTATGACTGATTCCATGGGATTCATCAATATTATATTTCGCAGTCATAAGTAATACAAAGTTAAATAAATTAGTTAATAACGTCATTTTATATATTGGTTATAAAATATATATAACAAAAAAAATATATTCAATTTTACAAATATATTTTTATAAATTACCGGCATTTATTCCAATTCATTTGCGTCGACTCCATCATCTTCATCTAATTCAGGAATATCCAAATCATCGCGTTCATAACGGATTTTAATACCATTCCATACTTGATTTTTCTGCTTGCCGAATTGTTTATCGATGTAGTCATGAACATCTTTTGGACTTGGTCCGCCACGCCCATAGGTAGATTGATACCACATCGTGAATTCGTTATTAAGCTCGGTCTTCTTGATTTTTCCATTAGGGTCCTTGACGATTTTGTCGCGAATGAATTCGGAGATGTAGTCTTGGCTTTCGCGATAGATATTACTTTCAGCCATAACAATATCGCAATCCTTGACCAATCCATCAGTTTCAAGAACACGTTTTACTAACATTGCTGCGAATACTTCTTTCCAGTCATCGAAACGTTCGATTATTTTTTTATCGATTTTGAATTGATATGGTTTTTCTGGGTCATCCGCAACAGGATTTTCAGTGAATAATGATTTGTAAGGAACAACACGAATGCGTCTCCAGGTACCGTGGTCATTACTTTTGATTTCCAACATTACGTTGGAGCAAACGACCAATTTGAATTGTGGAATGAAAGTAATCGCTTTTAACATATATGGAGCACGAGCTTGTAAAGGGTCAATACCACTCGTCATTTGTTTCATAATACCCTCATTGATTTTATCACCTTTGGTTGGTTCTTGCATGACCGCATAACGAACACCTTTTAATTGAACCATTTCTGGGGATAAACCACCTACACGAGTGCGACCTTCAGTCAATAAGGTTAAAGGAACAATGCCTACATATTCACCTAAAATCTTTTCCATCAGGGTAATCAAGACAGATTTACCGTTCTGGCCAACACCGATATACATATTGAACGTTTGATTCGCAGAAACACCGATTAAAGTCGATGCTAAATGGTCATACATATAATTGAATAGGTCCTGTTCAGGGAATAATTTATGTAAGAAATCTAAGCATAAATCCATAGTTGGTTTATCACGAGTTTCATCTAATGCTCTATAATCTATATTGGTACACATCGATACATAATCCTCTGGACGACCTTGACGAAATGTTTTTTCTTTGAAATCGAATACACCGTTATTGAAACACAATAGGTATGGATTCGAATCTAATTTTGTAAAGAATGAGCCATCATAAAACAAATCTTTGGCTTCCTTCATAATGTTGTCTTTTGCGTTTCTATTGGATAGACGGTTATTACATATATCTAAGATGCGTTGAGTACGAATTTTATTATAATTTGATTGTTCTTCATCCGTAGTATTTTCGGTAGGTTGATTGTTGCCGCCGTGAATATTTGGAACTGAATTCGTGCGAGAAATACCATTCAATAAGGCGAAGCTTTTCTTATTGTAAATTTCGCGAAGTTCAATTGAAATTGCTTTACGCAATGTAGTTCCTTGGTCGTCTTCCACCCATCGGTTATTTTTGAACTGATACCATATATTTCCTTTGATACTAACGCATATAAAACGGTTTTTGAAACATTGGTATAATACCCGAGCAAGGTCGAAATCACCGCAATGCTTATTCTTATCGGTACCATATCCATTTCCCATGTTAATTGTAAATTCGACGAAATAATCGATACTGTCTTCAAATACCTTATGGTACTTTTCGGCGGCATCTTGCCTGGCCCAATACATTAGCGAACGTTTAGACAATCCTTGCGCTTTATTACCGTCGAATTTTTTCCATTTATCACACAAATCTGGAATATCGGTATACTTGAAATTCGTCCATTGGGAACTGAACGCAACCCATACAATCAATAGTTTATTGCTGATGTGTTTCAATACCCAACCGACACGAATCCATTTATTGTGTGAACCATCGCTATAATAACTTTCTGGTAAACACATTGTATAATCATACGCTTCTTTCAACTCGTAGTCATCATAAGTAATCTTGTCTAGAAACATATTCAATAGAAATTGAAGTTCGGACGCATTAGATACTTTCGCTACATAACTATTGATGTCCGCCATATCGAAATCTTCATTTCCACTGGGAGAAGGGGTATGACGAATAGTATTTGAAATTGCGGACCCACCCTGGAAATTCTTGTATTGATTATAGGTATCGATGAATGAACTTTTCATAAAGAACGATGGATGACCCGCATAACGAACCGATAAGAATTTAATATTCTTAGCCATATCGAAACTGCGAATTGCGACTGGAAGCATACCTAGTTCGTCATCTGTATCATCATATTTGATTTCATATATATATGTAATTTTGTAGGCATCGTGATTTGGTTTTCTTGAACCGATAAGTTGCCAGTTCGTATAACCAATACTAATACCCTCATCAAATACATCGTCCCAGCTATTTTTTAGTGGTAAGTCAGTCCAGTTTTCCGAAATAACTTTCATAACGCATTCGCGAAGAATTCGCTGGATAACGTGGTCTGCTTGAAGACTGATAATCATGTGAATTCCATCTTTCACTAGTTTTTTATCGGCGATTACATTTACGCTAGGTTTTTCGAGCACAAATACATTGAATTTTACCGAACTATCAAATTGGAACATTGTTTTCAAAACATCTAAATAAGACATTACAAGGTCCTGAATATGTTCCTTGGTATGTTGCCTTTCTTTAATATCCATACCATATCTGAAGTCAAGGTCAACGACTATTGGTCCGTCGCCATTACGTTGCTTCTCAGTCAGATATTCAATACCGTTTTTATATAAGACATCACGGTAATACAGGTTTAAGAAGGTTTCGTATTCTTCATCTGGAATATAATATGACCCGCCATATATGTTTGATTTTTTATCACCGATGCGAGTATTCGTCGGGTTTTTCTGTTCATCATTCTTTTCTTCATTTTTTATCATATGCTTACGCAGGAACTCATCGAACGATATGTTTATATTTTTTTGGACGGGGGATGTTTTTGAATTTATGGGAGTAGTCATCTTGGATTATATTATTGCGATATATTTATTTTCTTTTATGAATTCAATTTTTTATGGATTTTTATTGAAATAATTCAAGACGGTACTACACTATTGTAGTGGATGAAATAACGTATATTATAACAAATATATGAGTGCGATGTAAAATAAAAATAATTATCATCTGTTATAATATAATAATATGATAACAGACACATTAAATACATTAACTACCATATATGGGTGTATTTCAACCGCTGTAAGTGAATTTCAATGTATGAAAGATATAAATGAAATAACAAACAAAAAATTTCCTATTTATGAACGTATATTGTATTCCTTACAACAATCCATGGAACGAATCATAAAAATATTTAAGAATAAAATACCTATTCGACATACTTTGAAGTTTGATTTTTTGGATATATTACAATTAAAATTAGATAGTATTACTGGTTTGCTTGATATGTTCAAAAAATGGGACAAAATAATGGGAGTGCGAAAATGTTGTAGTTTTGAACAATTTGTCTTTTTGATTCGCAATCCTAGACCTTCGAATATATTACAACAGCTAGAAATCGCTATCAATGATATTGAACCAGTTATGAAAGAACTAATCAAATTAGAATACGATATATTAGGAACCGCTATAGATATTGAACACCCGATATTACAAAAAGCATGGGTAATGGTTGGCGCAAATCAATTAAATGAATCAGACATTCCTTTACATACATTGGTAGAACATTTGTTTTCAATGTATGAAACTGAAAATAATTATTTAGTAATAAATAAAGAATATATACTCAAACGAATAACTGATTTTTTAACTATTTTTGATGGAATGGCGAGTTTGGTATCCGATGGTAGACTCAGCATCGTAGAACTGAACTATTGTAAACCCAGTAAATATAATTCATCTTCCGTGAAAGAAATGGTAAATATTACAGACAAAGAACAATATGAGAACTTATTTCCATTTATTAAAGATATTCCGAACAAGAAGGAAGATGAACCCGAAGAAGATACTTTTACTTACACTCACTATGACATAGACATACCGATTGATTTTAAGGATCGTGTATATATTGATTATACCGGGCATAGAACAATCAAAGAACCTCTATGTGTGGGTTATGGCGCGGATTTTAATAATGTGAAAGCGTGTGAATTTATTATATCTCACGATTTACTTCCAAGCAATAAATATCAGTTGTATGGTGTGGAGGTCGAATGTAGTGCGACAGACCAAGGGTTTGGTGGAACAAATCAAAGTCATTTACGATATCAAATAAATGATGAAATCACAGTGAAAGCATTCCAAGTTGACCGCGAATTGTGCCGAGATAATATGTATCATTTTTCGATTCCTCCAGAAGATATAAAATTAGGTGATACAGTGAAATTATGGATTTTTTCGCCTGGTTGGACTGGTTGGTGTATGTGGTTGAATAGTGTAAAAGCAAGTGCTAATTTTATACCCGCAAATATGTAGAATCCGCGTATATAATGATTACAAAATTGAATTACTTTTTTATAAAAGGATGATAATCAAAAACAAACAAAAATGAATTATAATGGTGTTTTCGCTTATCGTTTCAAACCGTTGGTCAATGAGTCATTGGCCAGTTTAGAAATAACAGATATCAATGAACTAAAAATAGGAGAACCTTATTTGATAGAATATAAATTGGGACGATTTTGTAAACCAACATTAAAAATGAAGGGAACGCTTATAAAATTGTTCAATGCTAGAACGATGACCCATATGATATGTAGAAATAAATTAGGAAAAATATTCTCCACACCATTACAAGAATCTCGTATATATAAATCGCCTGATTATGTATATGGTAATCGTCTTCGTGAAAAAGCAATGGTTCACGTTATGAATACGATTTTCCACCAAACGAACCTCGATAATCATGATGATTATAAAATAGAAGATACTATTGGCCATCATATAGGCCGTGGTTGGGTTCTTTCTGATAAACAAAATTGAATTCTTTTTACTATAAAAATATAATTGTAATCAACAAAAATGAACAACGACCCAAACAACGAAAAATTACATGTATTAATGAAAAAATTAGAAAAAGAAGGTATGGAAAAAACGATGGTCATTAATAAAAAGTATGAAAGATTATATTTCACTCAAGAAATACCAATGATAAATAATGATGTAGAAAAAGGAAGTCATATAATATTTACTTTACGAAAATATTATAATATTGTTTCTAATAAATTAATGAAACGATGGAATAAACAAAAAGAAATAGAAGAAAGATGTAAATATATGAATGAATTAGAAGAGGTTATAAGTGATGGTTCAATAGAATTTGAAAAAGAAATGGGGAGAAAAATGACGTTTAAAGAAATACGTATGATTTATGGATAATTCCAGGGAACCAACGGTTCACACGGACACCCCCTCCCTTTTTTCATAAACAATAAAAAGTAAACAAATATAAAATTTTCTAATGAATATATACAAAATGTTGCATTATTTTTATTTTGTAAATGGTATTGTTTTTGGCTCTATATATACAAATTTATGGACAAAAGAATATATGTACAAACATTACAAAATGATTCCTATTGCGGAAGAAACCCCAAATACAGAAGAGAAAAAAGAAAAGGAGCGTCCGAGGAAACCATAGGTTTCCCCCACAAAATTGAATTTATTATTATTTGAAATAAAATATATAATCATAAATTATAATATTCTATATAAATCATGAAATTCTGTAATAAATGCGATAATATGTATTATATTGGAATTGACCAATCTGATACGAATAATTTAATATATTATTGTCGTAATTGTGGTAATAAAGATGAAACAATTGCGGAAGAAGGAACTTGTGTATTAAATATTCAATTAAAAAAAGGCGAACAAAAATTTAATCATATTATCAATGAATATACGAAATTAGACCCTACTTTACCACGGATTTATAGTATGAAATGCCCACATAAAGAATGTAAAACAAATACGGAAAATACGGATAAACCTACAGAAATTATTTATCTAAGATATGATGATAACAATTTAAAATATTTATATATTTGCGTAGAATGCGATACTACGTGGACAACAGACAATATGTAATTTTATTTTAGTCATCTTTTTTTATGTTTGAAAAATTGAATGTAAATTGTTATTATTATGTGATAACAATTTAGAAATATATATATATATTATTTTAACAAATGCTCGATGATAAATATTCTGATGACGAATACGACCCAACCGAAGATGATGTAGATGAAGATGAAGATGTTCCTAAAACAAAAGGTAAAAAAATTGTTATAAAACAACCAAAAATCGATGATGAAATAGAAGAAGACGAAGATGAAGACGAAAATGAAGATGATGAAAATGAAGATGAAGATGAAGACGACGATGATGATGAAAATGATAACATTGACGACATCATTGGAAAAACAGATAAAGATACTGTTATCAAACCACATTTTCCTGATATGGAAGATATGGATAATGACGAAGAAGATGAAGACGAAGATGAAAATTATTTACAAAAATTCGAAGAAAATTTACAAAAAAATATTATTTCGGAATTTCATCCTGAATTACAATCCCATAATAGTGATGAAATTGATATTTTAACTCGCATTGTAAAAGATAAAAATGGAATTATCATCGACCCTTTACATAAAACCTTGCCGTTTATTACTCGTTATGAACGTGCTAGAATATTAGGCGAACGAGCCAAACAAATCAATGCTGGTGCGAAACCTTTAGTAGATGTTGATGAAAGCGTTATCGATGGTTATTTAATTGCTTTAAAAGAATTTGAACAGAAAAAAATACCTTTTATAGTAAAACGACCTTTACCAAATGGTGGTTGCGAATATTGGAAATTTAAAGATTTGGAAATTATATAAGTTTATTGTGCTTGTGCTTTATGAATAATTTATTATATATATGATAAATTATTTATTAACGATTTGTTGACTTTCACATATTGTTATAATCTTGTTTCAATTCTCTAAATAATATTAGATGAAGTACAAGTAACATAGTTGTTTGTATATTTTTCTAAAGTATTAACATTTTGTACCCCTTTTTTTATTCCTATAAAATATAGGTCGCACATTTCACTGTTATAATATGTATCCCATACTGAAAATGATGCGTTTAAATTTAAAACTTCATTTAATTCTACATCTGTGATATTTTTATAATGGTCAACCATATCTTCTAAATTACCAATTGTCCCATAACAATTTTCAGGAGTTGTTCTTCTTGTTCCATGTTCACCTCTTCCTGTTGATGCACAACTAAAACAGAATAAACCATCAGGTTTTAACATTTTATATATTTTAATGATTGATTGTTCAAATTCTGGGTCATGTTCAAAACATTCCGTAGATATAATTGTATCAAATGTATTATCTTCAAACTGTAAATCCTTTGTTTTTGATACAATTGTTACATTAGCTGCTTGTATAACATCATTACCCTCATATTCACAATTTTCAAATAAAAAACGATTGTTTCCGTTGATATCTCCTGAACCTACGTCTAATACCTTTTTATTTATAAAAAAATCAGCAAGTATTTTTTTAACAAATAAAGTGAAATCGCGAGCTTGTGGATGCATATACTATGTTATATAGATTATTATTATTCTTTATAAACGCGTTTAATATTATTTCTAAATGTTTAATGTTTGCTCATTTTACCACAATCTAAACAAGTAACGAATATAGTTGCTGGTTCATCTGCGGAACGAGTTTGCATTTCATAAAAAGTACTTCTTTTGGATTTACATTTTCTACAAGTATACATATCCGTAGATGCTTCTACATTTGAGTTAAATTTACAAGCATCACGTTTCATTTTTTTATCAATTAATTCTTTCCAATGTGCCGGATTCATTTCTTGGTGGGTCATGAAGGCAAGAGTTTGCGGTGCGATTTCTCCATTTTTTACTTGTTCTAAGAGTTCTTGATTTTTTAAATTAATATATATGGTACGTAATCTATCTAAATATAATTGAGCGAAATACGTGTTATCCCATTTTTTAACAATTTTACGCGAATTCGCTTCTTTGATAGAATAATTATAAATACCTTTTTCTAAATTTACAGCATTATTGTTATCGCCTAACACTGTTTCCAACTTTTTACAAACATTTTCACGAAATATGTCTGGACTTTGTATAGTGAATAGAGCAGCCATTATAAATAGTAATCGTAATTACTATTTATATTTTTTGTAATTGTTTTATTCAATTTTTCTTGCGGGAAACCGTGGGTTTCCACGCACGCCCCTTCCCTTTTTCTTTTTTGTTATTATTACATGATATAAACAGTTATATCGTTATTAGATTTCAATTTATATTCTTATTTTTTCTAGTAATATTTCGTTTGCTCCCTCCTTTCTTCAGTATAGATTTTGTAGTTCGTTTGTTCCTTGGTGATTTAGACGGAGATGTTCGAACAGGTGATTCATTGTTAAAGAATTTATAATTATTTGTTTTATCAAATTTGATATGTTTTGATATGCGATTTATACGCGGTGATTTTTTATTCATCTCATCCAATACATTTGTAAAATGTTCTATATTGGCTTCGGTTGTTTTTTCTTTTCTAATTTCTTTATCTGTTTTGCGTTCTTTACTTTTCAATTGTGTTAAACGCGATTTCAACATTTTTATTTTTGTATTTAACAAATCAATATCCTCTTCTTCCATTATAATATTTATATATATTTTTCTTCCATAAGTTCATCTGAACATTCTAAATAATTCGTTGTTTCCGCTTCTTTCAAAATATTTTCAAATACCGTCTTTTTCTCTTTTTTAACCGTTGTTTTTATTTCTTTTGCTACTTCTTTCTTGGTTTGTTTTTTTGGTTTCTTTTTGACTTCTTCTTCACTACTTTCTGTATCATCAAATTCACTGTCTTCATCATCTACTACAAAACCATCTTTTACATAACCATCTTTTGTGCGAGGAACTCCTTCATCTATACTGTCGTCTTCTTCATCAGAAGAATCTTCTGAACCAATATCTTCAAAACCTCCATATAAAAATTCATACGCGGTTTTCCATTGTGCTTTCGTTAAATTATCAGGTTCACCATTTTTCTTCTTTACAATGACGCAAGAACCGAAAAACAAAGTTGTATCAATAGGTGGAGGAAATTCATATTTGTTTTCTTGACCAGCGCGACCAGTTGTTTTAGCATAGACTTCTAATGAGAATTTGCTTCCTTGTAAATCCGCGTTCCATACGGTTTGTAATTTGAAATCTTTCTCGGTTTTAAAACCCGCTTTCTTGTATAATTCACTTTCGTTATATGTTTTGACTTCTAATTCTTTGACTGAACCGGACTTTTCGATAATTATTATGTTTACAGGCATCGTTAAAATATATATGGTTTTATTTTTAAGTTATTTAGGTAAATAATTTATCGAGAATATTAAAATGTGTAAATAATATATAATGGCGAAATCAAGAAAATATAGGAAAAATATAATGAAAAAAAAAGTAAGTAGGTCTACCCGTAGCGGTGGTGAGCCACCAGCCGAAGCACCTAATCAACCAGATACAAGTGTTCAACCTACTAAAAGTAAAGATTGGAGTGGTTATTCAAGTTGGGGTCAATTTATGAAAGGCGATAAAGGAGATCAATCTGCTACCACTGAATCTACCGTTCCTGGAGCGGAAACAAAACAAACTGATACTGTTACAAAAAACCCTTTGCTACCTGATGCCGCAAGCAGCCTATCTGGTTTAACGAGTGGTCTATCTAGTGGTGTATCTGGTAGTCTAACGTCTTTAACAACAAGACTTAACGCATTAAAATTAACGTGTAAAACTCCTGGCGTTATCACTACTTTTCGTTTGTCTATTCCTAGTATAATAGGATTTTTGAATATTCCAACGAATTTTGATGAACCATTGAATAAAATATTAGGTACAGGCGCAACATTAAGTGATTTAATCACCGACGTTTTAAAATCATTTGAATGTAAAGATATTGACGTTCTTGCGAATATATTACCTCAGGTATTACTTTTTGATAAAATTGGAGAATTACTTGAAAAACCTGATTTTTCAACACTTGATGAAACCGCTAAAAATAGTATGGAATTATACAAGAATTTAAACGCAATTATTAATGACCCAAAGAGTCAAGATTTATTATGTGCAATATTAAACAAAATGGAATCAAATAAACATATTAAAAGTGAACATAAAATGGCGTTCATCAAATTATTTGGAGGAAATGAAGAAATATGCAAAGGTATGCTTAGTAAATTCGGGGATAGCATGAAATCAACATTTGGTTCTTTATTTGGAAGTAAATCGGGAGATAATGCGAATACCGAACCTGATACCCGTTGTGGTGAAAATTTACTAGTAAAAAAATCATGGTTTTCTGGAGATTATTGCGCACCTAAATCAAACGAAGCCCCCGCACCGGCAGCAGCAGAAGGTCAACCACCAGCAGCAGATGGAACAACCCCACCACCAGCAGGAAAAGAAGGAGAAGCACCACCAGCAGATGGAACAACCCCACCACCAGCAGGAAAAGAAGGACAAGCACCACCAGCAGGAAAAGAAGATGAAAAAAACAGTGAAGGTGAAGCTACATTTACCCAACTACCTAAAAAAAATTCATCATGGTGGGGCGGTAAATACAAACGAGTCAAATATACCAAAAAATCAAAAAAATCCAATTCCAAAAAATCCAAACGTTCAAAAAAATAAAACAATTTCTATGTAATTTGATATAACAAATACCAAATTACAAAATGTTCTCCCATCTATTATTAAATTTCATAATAACCATCCTGATTTCTATCGGAATTATTATGTCGATTCATTCTTTATGGAATTATTTAAAAGATACGTATACGACCAAAAAAACAAAAGATTTAGTCAATAGTCAAATTGAAAAATATAAAAAAATGTTAGAAATACAAAAACAACAAACCGAATTTATTACCGAACAAGAGCAAGAAACAATGAAGAATGATTTATTACAATACGTAGAAACGTTATAACGAGTTTACCCATAAATAATATTTGTAAAAGAATATAAATACTACACCATATATACAGTAATCGTATAATGGAGATTACACCGATACAGTTAAATGATTTGATGCGACGATTTCCCAATTTCGAACTTTCCTATGAAACAATTTCCCATAAGAAAGTTTCTTCATCTTACAATATTTGTTTAGCCATACCACAAGGTAAAAAATGCTTTGCGTGGTTTACTTTTTTCGGCGACAAAGATGTATGTATATTATTAGATATTAATCGGGAAAAAAAGATTTGTAAAGGGACAATATTAGATGTTGATTTTAAGAACCATTTAGAATTAGGAACATTAGTCTACGGCTCTCTGGTCGAAAATGAACAAAATGAATTTACATTCTTCGTCATTGAAGATATCATCTTCTATAAAGGCATTCAATTTAAAAAATCCAGTTTTCAAGAAAAATTGGGTTTTATGAATGAATTTATGAACTCTATTACTCAGCAATTCAAAACTAAAAAATCGGTGGTTTTTGCTCTACCTGTAATGTGGGATGTTCAATCCACCGAAGATTTCGATGCGATGACTACTCTTCCTGAACATATAAATAAAATATTGCCTTATCCTACACATCATGTTCAATATAGATGTTTAATTGATATCAAACCCTATTTGAATTCAGTCATTGTTAAAAAAATATCATTTACCCCCGTTGTATCGGAAACTAAAAAAGTATCAAAACATAAATTTGAAACCATACCACTTCGTATGGATTTTAGCAAACCTCAATATCGTTATCCAACTGTATTTCAAATAACAGCGGACATACAATACGATATTTATCATATGTTTGCTTATGGAAAAAATTCCAAACCAGTGTATTATAATGTAGCCTATATACCAAATTATAAAACGAGCGTTTTTATGAATAGTTTATATCGTAAAATCAAGGAAAATCAAAATTTAGATTTTATTGAAGAAAGCGATGATGAAGAAGATTTTCAAAATACAGAAGAAGACAAATATGTCGACATCGATAAAGTATTATTAGTAGAATGTGTATTTAATACGAAATTTAAAAAATGGATACCATTGCGTGTAGTAGATAATTCCCATAAAATCGTTCATATATCAAAATTGTGTAATGATTTCGAACATTTTACAGCAGAGAAAACTCGATATACACATCAACAACACGCACAACACAATACACATCATCACGCACCATACCATGGCCAACAACAACAACGAAAACCAAATTACAATCGCAATTGATATATATTATAATCTGTGTATAATATATAATGCCTGCGTTATCTTTTAGCGAAATTGGTAATTCCAATGTTCTCCCTCTTGATAAACCCACATCTACTGGTGGAAATATCGCTCAGTTTGAAAGCAAACAAGCTGGTGGAAAAAGTAAGAAAAATAAAAAGTCAGCAAAAAAACCAAAATCGGCAAAAAAAAGAACCGCAAAACGTTCTAGAAAATCAGCCAAGAAATCTTTCCTAGCCAAATTAAAATTTTGGTAAATTTATGATAAATCACTTATATTGATAAGACATTTACCACCAAACACGCTTTTCGGTTCATCATCTTCCTGAATTCCAGTAGAACAATCCGCAGTAGTATTCGCTGTAGGTTCATATATTCGTTTCCACGTTTTATCTTCCGCCCAATCAATCGACATATTGGTATAAGTTTTACTATCTATTTGACGTATACGATAATTACATTTTTTATAAAATCGTTTTCTTTGATTCCATTGATTTTGAAATATATCATGCGAATCCACAATATCTACGACGATCGGTTTTTCGTGTTTCGTTCTTAAAATACGGCCAACCGATTGAACAATATCGGTTTTCGGTGTAATCATGACTAACGTAGACAATGTTTTTATATCTAATGCTTCCGCCGCCATCGCATATGTCGCCAATACAATTTGTTTGGTTTCAGATTCTTGTAATTTTTCTTGTTTCATACCACCAATATAGAAACCTACACTGGCTATTTTACGATGAACCACCGCATCATATAAATAATTTAATAATGAACGATTATGACCCAATATCATAATTTGTTTTTCGGGTTCTTCTATAATTAAATCGCCAATGATGCGCACTATAAAATCACTACGACGATTGTAATCACATAATTTTGATATCATGGTACTATATTTTGGATTCCCGCGAAAATCGATGGCCGTTTCATTAAATACCGCATCGTCTACTTTATATTGTATCGCCCGAACACATACTGGGTCTTCCGCTTCACGCGGTTTGCTATATATTTTATCGCCAATAAACATATACAATACCCTCGTTAATTTATCTTTTCGGTCGACTGTTGCCGAAATTCCCAACATATAAGGGGTGATAGTTTTAAATAAGGTTTTGGAGAATTGTTCACTACCAATACGATGAACTTCGTCAATAATCGTTAAACCGAAACTGGAAAACGCGTTGGTCGCATATTCTTTATCATATAAGGTTTGAACCATTCCGATTACTATATCTTTGTCTACGATATCAAATTGAGGACCTTGTATTTTACCGATTTTCGCCGTTGGTAAAAACTCGGCAATACGTTCTATCCATTGATTCATTAAGAATTCTTTATGAACAATGATGATGGTCTTTTTTTTCAATAATGAAATAATTTTTAAGGCCATCACAGTATTATGTGTCACTGTAAAATCATATAATACAAAACGTCGATTTCCATCTATTTCAAAACCATAATAATCATCTATTTCTAATTTTTCTAATTTAATTCTATAGTTTAAAGCATCTCGTGTTAATAAACGAGAATGTGCTTTTTTACGAATACAATTTACAGGTATTTCTTCTAATCCAGTACCATATATTGTTGTTTTGAAATATGTTCCCGTTGTACGACCATTTTTGCTGTTTGTGCAAGTTTTATTTACTTTTGTTTTAAATGCGGCAAAACCTAATGAACGGGATACGAATACAATATCATCTAATAGCTTTTCATTTTTTTGTACTATTTCAAAACAATTTTTATTATAATATCCATCTGAATCAATTAAACCCGCTAGTAATTCTAATTGAATTTTTCTAGAATTACATTTATAATGTTGAGGAATATGTTTATTCATAATTAAATTATATTTGCGTAAGAAATTCATTAAAATATTACTTTTATGTGTGGTATTTGAATCTGTAGAATTTATTCTATAATCATATTGTTCTCCTGTATATTTTAAATATAATGTTTTATGTTTGTTTTTGAAACACTCAATCATATATTTTATTACACTAGATTCCTGAGTTGATATACGTGTTCCTCTAGAAGAACCATCTCCTAACCAATAACCAAACAAATAGGGGTCGATTTCTACTTCTTTTTCTTTAAAGAGGATAGGAACACGATATCCTAATAATGGCCCTCCTCTACCATGATAACTTTTTGGTAAGTTTAAATAATCTGATACAGACATATCTATCACTGTTCCTTTTGGTGAATTTTTATTTAAATACGTACTACATTTTAATGATAATATATGACTTTCATTCACGATATATCCATCTCCTTTTGATGAACATACTTTATACATCATTTCTCTACCCCTAGCCAAAGATAACACATTTCTAGGAGTAGAATCATCACCCATTAAAATATCTCCTACCACGATATCTTGAACCAGTTTTATAGAACCATCAAACATTAAAATTTTGGTATCTTTACCTAAACATTTACCAGCGCCACACGGCACCTCGAGTATACCACCGTTCCCAAGTTCGGTAGAACCACAGCATAATGGGGTTCGAGCATGTTTCATATAAATATCTATAATTTCTTCTTGATAATCACGCAAAGGTTTGGTAAATTCCACCGCAATATCATCGCCACCACAAATTTCCGATTTAGAAGGTAAACCATAGCGTTCAATACCATAAAAACGAGGAATATATATTTTATTGGGACTTTCACGATACACATGAAATGCGTTCGATTCTTCGCCAGCCGCCGCTCCGTATTGAACGCCCATGACTACTGGTTTCACATATAAATCTTTGTGTAAATATTCGTAATCTTCTTTAGATAATAAAGACAAAGGAATAGTATAACCCTTTTTTCCAATATAAGACTGAGAACATATCGTATTTTTATATTCGTCGGTTAGTAATAACGGTTCGTCTTTTTTAGGTGGAACTTTGACGATTTTTTTTTTAGAATACATATTAGAGAATCACTACATTATTTTATATTTAGCATTTTTAAATCAATTTTCCGAAAAGATTATTCATATCTTTGTGTAATTTTTATATATATCTATCTTATATATGCAAATCATTAATTCTTTAAAAAGTTTAGTTAACGGTTTCAAAGTATCCAATCTGGCTAGCCCTTTTAAATCATTTTCAAATGTGGAATCCTCCTTATTAGCTATTTTCATTATTTATTTGGTTTTTCCAATTCAAACTCCTTCTTTCTTAGTAGGTTTAGTAAATTCAACTGTTAGTATGATTATTATTTTCGCCATTACTGTGTATTTATTTTTATACTCCAACCCTATTTTAGCTATCTTGTATATTTTCGTCGCATATGAATTATTACGTCGTAGTGCGAATGTTCACTCTGTTAAAATGGCGGCATACACTCCAACCCAAGCGAAAAAAGACAACGATTTAATCAAAATGAATCCTGCGAAGGAACGCACATTGGAAGAGGAAGTCGTTGAACAAATGGCTCCAGTCGGAAAAAGCGACCCTAGTGTTTACGTATCCAGTTCATATAAACCAGTTGCCGAAAATCTTCAGGGAGCTTCTCTTTTCTAAGCGGTTCTTTGTATGTTCTCAAATTCAATAATTATTTTCATTACGGAAATAATTATTTTGTAATCATTTTACGATATGTTGGGTTTATCTCCACGTGGTATCATAGTTAATGATATGATAGATACTCCAGGCAGAATAACAAATACTGGTATAAACCACATTAAAAAGGTGAATACTGTTTTACTTATTTTTTTGGTCAACCAAATAGGTAAAATAATAATCAAAAATAAAATAAACGTAGCGACTATCGCAATGAGTGGTTTTGTTTCTCCTTTACCAAATACATTAAATTGAACAATCTCTATGATATATTGCCCTAATTCCTTCAATATATCTATGAATTTTAATATTTTATCACTGTCTTTATTCACAGGATCTTCCGCAAATTTTTTATATTGTTCTCTATATTTATCTTTGAAAAAACCAATTTCACGATTATAACCTACTATACTGGCCGATAATCCAAAAAAGACGAAGAAATAAACAGCATACATTACAAATTCGAAATTTTTTTTCATACCATAACCTAACATTGTGAAAAACAGAACGACCGCAATAATACAGATAAAGACATCCACCGCAACGTTTCTTCTATTTAAAACATGGAAATCCCCTTTTATCAATTTAAAAATATTTTCGACGACAACAGTTTTATAAAAGAACGGCACTGTAAAATAGGTAAGCAAAATAAATATGAAAAACATCATTAAGTTAATTAGCGTTTTCATAAAATCCAATTTACTAGCATCACGGGTATATTCACTTTGTATAGGAACATTATAGGTCGCGATGGTTTCCGCACTTTCACCGGTAGGAGTACAATCGATATATATTTCGTCTTCACCTTGCTGTGTAATATTATTTTTAGATAAAACTGTATATTTTGCGTCATTTGGAAATTTTGGAAACCATGATGCTGGAGTTCCCGTTATTTTTTGAGTAATATATTTATAACTCTCGTTATTGACGTAAATCATATTTGTAAATACAAATACTTTATCGGTATTATTAATATCATATACAATACAATTATTTTGGGAAGGTATACTCGTATTCAATACAAAAGATATATTTTTCTCTTTTTTACTTATTTTATTTATCAATTCATCTACCGAATTACTATCTGTAAATTTGATATTTGGATTAGATTCTAATAAAAAACATGTATAATATTTTCCAGAACCAGTAATTGGCGCATGTTCAATGATAAGTTCTCCAATTACATTTGTAGATTGTATTTGAGCTATATTATCATGGATTAAATCAGTAATATATATTTTAGAACCATTGTATGAATTCATCGTATCTGGATACAACAAATTTGGTGCGTTTGGCTTGAAAACACTATTTATTTTTAGATACTTATCATTTGTGTAATATGTATAATCATCTGTATTCACAATGATTGGATAATAATCATATATTAATTTTTTATTTGTAGTATCTATATTTTTTGTAATATCAAATCTGGAAGCCATATAAACTATATAATCTACTGATATAGTTTATTTTACGTAAATACTCTAAATATTTGTTATATTTACAAATATGGAATATAATTAAATGATGAATTTTCATAAATAGTTACGCGAAATGTATCGTTATATCCTTCTACATATACATTATCACCGTTGTTTATATCATCGCAACCATACTCACCCGTACAACTCTTTCCATTCAAACTGATTGGTAATTTTGTATTCATATTTCCAGTATTAGATATTGTATAATATGACCATTTATCACGACCATTCATTAATTTACGTCCCATTAATGGTAATATCATATCCTCAGGTTTTCCATTTTGTCTAGTCAATATGCCAACCTGTTGATACGCCATATTTGTTCCACGCGTTTGAACATTCACTGGAATTCCTCGAACATCACCACTATCACTTGGAAAATATAACCCATCTTTTTTCAAAGGTGGTGAATACGGGTCATTCATAGGATCATTGCGGGTGCTTATAGTTGCTAAAGAAGATATAGCCCCCGATGTAGACGGTGGTGCTACGACAATAATATTCGCACCGCTGGTAGAATTCATTTTCGTATGTTGTTGATAAAAAAGATATCCAACTAACAGAATGATAATAAATAAAATAAATAAAGTCATATTTTCAATACAAAAAACCCCAGGAATACATTTTTTGCCCATCTTTATACTATATGATTACATTTTAAAAGCCCCCATAAATGTTTTTCCGCCCTCTCCTATTTGTTTTGTTCCTTTACCCATTATTTTTGGAATATTCTTCTTAAAATCGTAATCAACATCTTTCGCTTTTCTCAGTAATACACTTTGTTTCAAACGCTTACAGTTATAACATTGGTCTCTTATATTTTTTGGCCATCTTATAATGTTGAATCCAGCGGTAGCGTATACTTTTCCATTTACCCATTCAACAACTTTCCATAAACTATTTTGTGTTCCATATAAATCTATTTTAAAAAAAGTAGCTAAAAACCATAACGTTATTCGAATAGGTAAATAAATGATTTGTATAACACTATCTACCATATAATATAAGATACAATTGGGTATGTTTGATACGTATTTCACACCACACAGTATATATGAATACAAATATTGACTAACATATGCGAAGAGTAATCCTATATCGGATACACCTCGTCCTAAACCAATACCTAAATATTGAAATTCTTTACCAATTCCAGTGAATATATCTCTCAACCCTACACCCATCATAACAAAACGTTGTACGGCAGGTTTCAATACACTATTTAAAACACTTGTAAATGTTTTTTTTATTTCATTACCTATATTTAAACCTTCCTTAAATCTTTCCTTAAAGCCTTCTTTCTTGACTTCTATTGTAGGGTAAATAAATTTTATACATATGAAGATTAGAATGAGAAAAGTGAATATATAATAATATATTTTGCTATTCATATAATTGTAAATCTATACTATAATATTATAATATTATAATATTATACACTTATTTATATTTTTCAAATTTTTCAATGAAGCCTTCAGCTCTTTGCATCAAAGGTTCTAATTCAGTCATACGCTTGATTATTTTATCTTGTACTTCCATGAATTCTTTCAATTCACCAGTCATTTGTTCTGTGCTTACTTCCTCTTCCTCATCTGTTATTTCTTCCTCTTTTATTTCTTCATCTTTCTCTTCGATCCCTTCAAGACCTTCTAGACTTTTGGTATGTTTCAACATATAAGTAATACATATCGCAACAAACAATACAATGATCATATTTTTACTAAAAAAGGTGGTTAATAATGCTATTAATATAAATACAATAACAGAAGTGAAATCACGGGTATTTAATAAATATAATACATCAATTAAAGCTATCGCTAATAACGCATATAGTAAAAAACGGTTATGTATAATAGAATTGGATGTACTTTTTGAAATACTAGGTAAACTAGGCAATAATGATTTTACTTTATTTATAAATTTTGGAAACATTTATAGAATATCATGCTATTTTTTTTCTACACGATTTTTTATTCCTAAATTTTTTCTTCCGTATCATTCTCAAATTCTTCGTCCATTTCTTCCTTCGTAGGTAGATAATTCATCGTATGTTCAGCACTATAAATCTCTAATATCTCTTTCACTACTTCTTCGCGTTGTATATCATCGCGACTAAATTGGAAACTCGTAATACTGGCCGAACGTTTGCCTTTGAATTTACTTAAAAAATCTTCTAAACCATTTAATTCATTGATTCTATCATATTGTTCCAAATCGCCAGTAATAACTAAACGACTGTTCTCTCCTAAACGAGTTAATAACATCTTCATTTGTGATATGGTCGAATTCTGCATTTCATCCGCAACTATCCAACAGTTTTTAAATGTTCTACCACGCATATATCCTAATGGTGCGATTTCGATAACTTTGTCTTCCATCATTGCGACCACTTCACGAGGTGATACAAAATTATATAAAATATCATAAATTGGTCTAACCCACGGCGCCATTTTTTCTTCTAATGTTCCTGGTAAAAACCCCAATTCTTCATCTACTGAAACTGATGGACGTGTAAATATCAATTTCTCGTAATTACCTAATAAAAAATTGCGAACACCGTATTCAGTCGCAAATAGAGTTTTGCCTGTTCCAGCAGGTCCCGTCGCAACCACTATTTTTTTATTTTTATTTTTCAATAGATTGATATACTCATCCTGGCTAACATTCTTTGGTTTGGTGAATTTATTTTCAAAATGGTTTTTTTCATTGTGTGATAAATGATTCATGTTTTCGTATAATTTTCTTTGTTTTGTCGCGGATTTTTCACGTTCTCTTTCAACATCTGAATAAAATTCGTTCATTAATTGTTTTTCACTTTGCTTTTTGAATTTTCGTGATTTTCTACGAGTGTCTTCCCTTGGTTCTCCCAATTCGTTTATAACACTGTCAAAATCTTCTCTTTTCATTAAAGTATACTGTTATAATAAATTATACAAAGTTTTCTATTTCCTTTATATTGTAATTATTTTATATATATTATAGCATACTATGTATATTTACCAATAAAATAATCTATATAGAATATATAATGGAATATTTCAACCAATATATATTTATAAAAACAAAAAATGAAACAAACAAACCTAGAACCGCTTTACACTCTTTTCAATATTTTATACAAAATAGTCGTATTGAATTAATTAGTGATAGTTCAGCATTCGGCATTGTATTCAAATGTATGTTTCAAAAAAAAGAGAACAAATCCCCATATTTTTATATCAATTCACAGGGCGAATTATCAAATGTAAAAACAATCGCAATTAAATTATTGTTATTATGTGATTATAATTATACGATAAATAATGATGAACCTGATCAAAATACTCGTCTTTCATGGGACTATATAGATAAAACAAATAAAAAAGGGATTAAATTATATGAAAAAAGAGACGCGTTCATGAATGAAATTCAAATGTTATTAGATGTATCTGAAAAAGGAATTTATGCGTTAAATCGCAATACACCTATCTCTCTGTATTCTAGAATATATAGCCATACATCCGCCCAATATAAATTACTTGAATATATTTTACATAGAAATTGTGCGGATAAAATAAGTAGAAACTCTATATCACAAATCACTTCTACGTTTCGCAAAGTTCAACAAAAATACAATACAAATATTTATTTTGGAGTTGCCGCCATGGAATATATCGAGAATGATTACATCGTATATTGCGATATTATAAAACCTATTATATTTGATGAAATAAAAGTAATTCCTGGAAATGAGAACATTCATAAATATGATAGTATAAATTTATCCAAATATTCGAAACGATTACGATGGATGTATAATACAACTCGCTATGAATTATTACGATTGGCGATAGATACTGGTTATTCTCAAGGGGATTATCATACTGAAAACTTATTGGTAAATGAAAAAAAAAGATTGACGATGATTATTGATTTCGGAAAAGGGAAAGAAATAATTGATAATCGGGATAATATCGATTTATGGATGAAAATTAAAAAAAGTAATAGCGATGAAGAATCTTTACAATATTTGCGAGACATTTTATTGAATATTTTTGAAACAACATTTGTCGAAAATGAAAAGAATAGCGCGGAATATAAATGGTTGAAAAATATAGATATGGAAGATTATCGTATCATACTGTTTATGCATCAATTAAGAGAACTTTATACAGAAAAAAAGACGACGAAAGTATTTGATATGTATTTTGAAAGTAGGAGCGAATACGTGTTCAATGGATATATTTATATCGATGATAAACCATTTACTCAAGTAGAAAAATATAGATATTATTTTTGTAAAATTCCTATGCGAATGTTGATGCGTTTGTTTTGAATTATTTTTTTTGTAAATCCCTCCGAGTTTCAAATCATTATTTACAAACGGTATAAAATCTAACTAATATATTATTTAGAAAGAAATGACCGAGCCTACTTTTGTTGAACCTTTACTAAAACCTGACGATAACCGATACGTTTTATTTCCTATCAAAGACAATGATATATGGCTAATGTATAAAAAAAGTGTGGATTCCTTTTGGGTCGTGCCTGAAGTAGATTTATCGAAGGATTTGGGCGACTGGGATAAGCTAACACAGGACGAACAAAATTTTATAAAAATGATATTGGCGTTTTTTGCGGCAAGTGATGGATTAGTATTAGAAAATTTGGCTTCTCGCTTCATGTCTGATGTCCAATTAGCAGAAGCACGTGCGTTTTATGGTTTTCAAATTGCTATTGAAAATATTCATTCCGAAATGTATTCTA